CGCTACCTGACGGGCTCGATCAAGGACGCTGCCGACGAGCGCGGCGTCCTCGGTGCGATCGACGAGGCCGGGCGCCTGTTCTCCCCCGGGGCCGGGGGTCTCCCCTCGTTCTTCACGCAGGCGTTCCTGACGCCCGAGTGGACCCAGGAGTGGGCCAACGCCCAGGCAGCCGAGTCGTCCCCGGCGCAGACCATGTGGGAGGCCATCCGCTCGTTCGACGAGTCGGAGCCCTTCGCCCTGCTCGACGACGAGACCCGCCAGGAGGAGCGCCAGGAGTACTTCTCCTCGGGTGCTGCTCGCTGGGTGACCGGCACGGTCGACGCTGGCTACGCCCTCTTCAACGACCCGCTGGTCGTGGCCGGTAGTGGCGTGTCCGCCGTCCGCAAGGCCGCGAACGCCATCAAGGTCACGGACGTGGCTGCCGCAGCTCGCGGCGCCGACAACCTGACCGTCGGCGGCCGACGCATCCGCTCCACCGTGGACCGTGTGGTTGACGCCTCGGAGACCATTCGGGCGAACTCCGCCGTCACAGGGGGCGGCTACGCCGACCTTGCTGGCACTAAGATCTTCGGCCAGACCGCTGACGCCGGGGCCATCCCGGCGATCCTGCGGACGCTGGACAACGAGGTGGACGACGCTGCCCGCGTCGCCCTGAAGAAGGACGCGCTCTACGCGGGCATGGGCGACAAGGAGGCCCTGGCCCGGCTGGAGGCACGCAACGCCGAGCTGGCGCTGGACCTGGAGTCCATGGTCGGCCCGAACCGGCAGAGCGCCGTGGAGTCCCTGCTCTCCCGCCGCAACTTCTCCCACCTGGAGAACCTGCGGGCCGTGGACGAGGACGGCTTCTACGACCGCGTGGTCTCGGCCTACTCGGACGAGATCGCGTCCTACCGCGACAGCCTGAAGCGCGTGGAGACCATCGGCGACCCCGCTGGCACGGGGGCCACCTCCGGCGCCCGGGTGACCACCGCCCAGATCTCCTCGCTGACTGGCACCCGCGACGTCATGCGGGTGGGCAAGACGATCTCTCGCGGCCGAGCCCTCCCGCCGCTGCACATCGTCACCGGCCGGTCCATCCCGGGGTCGTTCGACCTCGCCTCGCACGAGGCGCCGGAGTCCTTCCTGGCCTCGGTCAACGAGGCGCAGCGGATGTTCTCCAAGTCCCCCTCGGCCCAGAAGCTGTTCGGGGACATGGCCGACGAGTTCTCGCTGGCCCTCAACGAGGACGCCATCGTGGGCGCCGCTGGCGCCTCGCGTGGTGCGCGTCGGGAGATCGTCGACCGCTTCACGCGGACGATGGACAAGAACCTGGCTCACCGCCTGGCGGACGGCGACGGCACCCGGGAGCAGCAGCTCCTCACGCTGATCCGCGAGATCCGCACCCGCCGCACGGACTCGATGAAGCACATGGTCGAGCGGTCCTACCGCTCGTCGCGCTCGGACGGGAACGCCCTCGTGGCCGACCAGGACGGCGTGTACGCCTACGCCTCGGAGGAGGTCCGCCAGCAGTTCCGCTCCGCGTTCGACGCCTCGCAGCTCGACGCCGTGGTGTCGCTGCCGTCCTACCGTGAGATCGAGCGAGTCGTCCGCGCCAACCTCCCCAAGGGGCGGCTGGACGGCTTCGTCCGTCGCACGGCCAACGGGACGATGGAGGTGGGCGAGGAGGCCCTGGCGGTCGTCTCGGACTTCTGGAAGTTCAGCGTCCTGTTCCGTGCTGGCTACACCATCCGCAACATGGTGGACGGTACGGCTCGCCAAATTGCCCTCATGGGCCCGCTGAAGGTCATGACCAACGCCCTGCGTGGCGCTGGGAACACGGCCTACAACCTGCGCCGCGTGCCCGTCGAGGCCGTGGAGCTGGCCCAGCGGCAGATGCAGGCCCAGGCCCGCCTGGACAACATCTTCGCCCGCTACGGCGACGACCTGGACGACACCGTCCGGGCTGAGGTCGACGACCTGCGCGCCATCCTGGACGAGAAGCTGGACCCCAAGATGCTGTCCGGGGAGAAGACGACCCGTCGCGGCACCGAGCTGGCGCAGTACCTGGGCAAGGGGCCGGACCGTGGGTCGGCCTACCGGACGACCGCCCAGTTCACACGCGAGACGGGCATGATCGACGCCCGCGAGTCCGTGCTCGGCCTGATGGACACCGCCCGCACCACTTCCCTTCGCGGCTTCCGCGAGGCGGACGCGGTGCGCAACGTGCCCGGCTCCCACCCCCAGTGGACCGAGGCGTACACCAAGGTCGTCAACCAGCAGATCCGCAACTCCCACCCGCTGAACATGCTCATGGCTGGCGAGTCGGACGACGCGGTGATCGCCTGGTACAAGACGGACCCGTCGGGCCGCGCCCAGTGGGCGGCCCTGAAGGACAAGTACGAGCGCATCGAGGACCTGGTCGCCGTGCAGCGGGACCAGCTCGACACCCTCCTGCCAGAGGGGCGCATCCGCTCTCTGGCGGCTGCGGGTCCCCTGACTGCCAAGCAGGCGGAGGAGGCGTTCGAGACCCAGGCGGCCCGGCCGCTGGTGCCCGCCAGGGCGCTGGAGCTGGACTCCACGAACAAGATCGTCCAGGGCTACAACACCCTGCGGTCGACCTACTTCAAGTGGGCGGCCGAGGTGCCTGAGACCATGATGTCTCGCCACCCGTTCTACGTGGACCGCAAGCTGGCCCACATGCAGCAGATGGCGGGCGACGTCCCCCTGGAGGGGATGACGGTCGACCAGTACAACAACCTGGAGCGGATCGCCCGCGTGCGGGCGCGCAAGGACGTCGGGCAGTACATGTTCGACACCACGCACCGCTCCAACATGGGCCACGCCATGCGGTTCATGTCGCCGTTCTACGCGGCCTGGTCGGACACCATGCGCAAGTGGGCTCGCATCGCCGGGGAGAACCTGGAGATCGTCCCGCAGGCACCGAAGATCTTCATGGCGCCGCAGTCGGCGTTCGTCGTGCAGGACCAGGACGGCAACCGCATCCTGAAGAACGGCGACGTCGTCGACTCCGATGGCAACGTCATCCGCCAGTCCTCGGACTGGACGGAGGGCTCGATCATCATCCCCATGCCCCAGTGGCTGCCGAAGTGGGCAGACCCCGGGGAGGGTGGGGCCGTCAAGATCAGCAAGGGTTCGCTGAACGTCATCTTCCAGGGTGACCCGTTCTGGCTGCCGGGCTTCGGCCCGCTGGTGGCGATCCCGACCAACGAGGTCGCCAAGCGCGCCTTCCCCGAGCTGTACGCCGCAGGCACTGACCCGGACCGGCCGGTGGATGACACCACCGCCATCGCCGGGGCGCTACTGCGGCACGTCCTGCCGATGGGTCTGACCGACGAGAACGTGCTGTCCCAGACAGCGCCCGCGTACGGGAAGAACCTGTGGGAGGCGTTCATGGGGGGCGAGCGGTTCGACCAGACCTACGCCATGCTCATGGCGGAGGAGGTCAACGCCCAGAACCTCGGTGAGCGTCCGCAGATGACGCAGGCCGAGCTGGAGTCGACCATCGCCAACCGCACCCGCAACTGGTACCTGCTGCGCTTCCTCGGCAGCCAGGCGCCGTTCTCCACGCAGCCCACCTCGCGGCTGGACTTCTACCGCCAGGAGTACCAGCGGTACCAGCGCGAGTACGGGGGCGAGGCCAAGGAGCGCTTCTACGAGGCGTACCCGGACTACTTCGAGGCGTCGATCTCCCTCTCCGCCAACGAGACGGGGATCACCGCCACGGACGACTCCTGGAACATGGTCGAGCAGTACCGTGGGGAGATCAAGGCGAACCCCAAGTACGGCTGGATGTTCGTCGGCGCTGCCAACATGGAGCCCGGCTTCAACTCCGGCGTGTACACCGCCCAGAAGGCGGAGGGGCTCCGGGGCCGCAAGGACCCGCGTGAGGCGTTCGTGGACCTCCAGGAGTCGCAGGGCTGGCTGGAGTACCAGAAGCTGGACCTGGTCATCACCAACGCGCTCCAGGAGCGCAAGGAGCAGGGCGGGTCCGCCGCCCTGACGGCCACGTCCAACGCCGACATCAAGGCGGCGCGGGACGAGATGCTGATGGGGCTGAAGCAGGACAACGTCCAGTGGGCCAACGCCTACGACTCCTCGGGGTCGGGCGAGTCCATCGACGAGTTCTTCCGCACCGCCGATCAGGCGATGGCCGACCGGCCGGAGCTGCGGCAGCGCAGCGACTTCCAGCTCCTGAGCGAGTATCGACAGATGCGGGCCATCGTCAAGGAGTACCTGGCCCAGCAGGGCCTGTCGTCCCTGTCCTCGGAGGCGGCGACGCCCATCCGGGAGATCTGGGAGGAGATGCTGTTCGAGATGGCGGAGTCCGACATCGGCTTCCAGCAGATGTACACCAGGGCTGGCCTGGACCGTGACGACCTGACAGGAGGTTGGGTGTGAGTTGGGCAGATGAACTCGCGCGTCGCCTCGCCTCGGGCGGCAACATGCAGGTGGACCCGCAGGACCCCCCGGTCTACTGGGGGTCCAAGCGGGGCGCCTTCCGGGACAAGATCTCGACCTTCGCGCCGCTCATGGCGCCCGACGCTGCGGACCGGCTGAAGGCCGCTCCGGTCGGCCAGGCGCGGGAGAAGATCACGCTCTCCGAGGCCCAGGGTCAGTTCTACTCCTGGGACGAGGGTGAGCGCCGGGCCTGGGGCGAGCACCTGGCGAACCTGGGCCTGATCGACCCGGAGGACGTGGCCGACTACGGCATCCTGCGGGACCAGTGGAACGCGGTGATCGGGGAGGCGGCGAACTTCACCACGGCGGGCAAGAAGCTCGACCCGTGGGACGTCGCCTCCCTCATCGCCGGTTCGTCCGACGACATCGCCGCTCGCAAGGCGGCGAGCGAACGGGCCAAGCCGTTCTCGGGGACCAAGACGTCCACATCGAAGACGGTCGATCTCACCGACCCTGCCACCGGCAAGGCCCTGGTCAACGACACGCTCTCCCGCTACCTCGGGCGTGCCGCCTCGGACGAGGAGATCGCCGAGTTCATCGGCGTCCTCAACAACGCCGAGCGCTCGAACCCGGCCACGACGCAGACGGCCACGACCTACCAGGACGGCGACGCCGTGTCGCAGTCGTCCACCACGTCGGGCGGCATCACGGCCGCCGGACGTCAGCAGATGATCGCAGACGAGGCGATGGAGTCCCCGGAGTACGGCGCCTACCAGGCTGCCGCGACCTACCTCCCGGCCCTCTTCGGCGCCATCGGCGCACCGGTCTAGGCATCATACTTGATGCATAAGGGGCCTTAAGGTGCAAACTATGTTCCCTTGGAGGTGGAGATGAGCGAGCCAGCCCCCGACCTCGACCTCCCCGTGGCTGCCGCTGGGGAGGGTGCCGCCTCGGCGCCCCCCGGCGGGGTCGGCCGAGACCTGGTCGAGAGCCTGTACACCCCACCCCCCGTCACCCCGGACGCGCCCGACGACATGGGCCTGCCCCAGGTGGACGAGGCGACCTACAAGTCGATGCAGGTGGGTGGCGCCACCGGCAAGGCGGGCGACCTGCTGAGCGAGGCCCGCAAGTTCCTCGGCACGCCGTACGTCTGGGGCGGGACCTCGCCGCTCGGCTTCGACTGCTCGGGCTTCACCCAGTACGTGTACCGCCAGTTCGGGATCGACCTGCCCCGGGTGTCCTACCAGCAGGCTGGCGCTGGCAAGCGCATCGGCATGGACCAGGCCAAGCCTGGGGACCTGGTGTTCTGGGACACGTCGTCCCGCAACAACGGAGCCGACCACGTCGCCATCTACCTGGGCAACGGCCAGGTCATCCACGCCCCCAAGCCGGGCGACAGCATCAAGATCAGCAAGGTCTGGGGCAACCCCTGGGCCGCCCAGATGAACCTGTGAGGTGAGCGGTGCCCGACATCAACGAGCAGGAGCTGGCCTCCCAGTACGGCTACGCGATGTCCCTGTTCAAGTCCAACCCCGAGCTGGAGGGCCTGTTCAACCAGGCCGTCGCCGAGACCTGGACGCCGGACAAGTTCCAGGCCCGCCTGCGGGCTACGAACTGGTACAAGACGACGAGCGAGACCGCTCGCAACGCCCAGGTGCTGAAGTCCACCGACCCCAAGACGTACCAGGCGAACGTGTCCCAGGTGCGCGCCCGGGTCGGCATCCTGGCAACCGAGTACGGCGCGAACATGACCGCCGCCGCCATGAACAAGTTCGCCGAGTCGGCGTACCAGTTCGGCTACGACGACAACCAGATCCGCAAGCAGCTCGCCTCCTACATCAAGACCCAGTCGGGCCGCCTGACCGGCACGGCCGGGCAGTGGGAGCGCGAGTGGCGCCAGCACGCCGCTGACATGGGGCTGACCTACTCGGCCTCGCAGTACCGCTCCTGGGCCCGCAACGTGGCGTCCGGGCGGTCCACCGTGGAGGACGTCAAGTCCCGCATCGGCGTCACCGCCGCCTCCGCCTATCCCCACCTGAAGGACCGCATCCAGGCGGGCGAGACCCTGGCCGACATCGCCGAGCCCTACAAGCAGACGATGTCGCAGCTCCTGGAGGTCAACCCGGAGGCGGTCACGCTGAAGGACCCGATGCTGAAGAAGGCGCTGGCGGTCAAGGACAAGGACGGCAAGCCCACCATGCAGACCCTGTACGACTTCGAGAACACGGTCCGCAACGACCAGCGCTGGCTGAAGACGAACAACGCCCAGGACGAGGCGATGAACGTCACGCGCCGCGTGCTGACTGACATGGGCGTCCTCGGTGGCTGACGCCGTCGACCCGTTCGGCGGCCTCCAGGGGGCCGACCGAGACGCCTACGCCGCCATCACCAACACCCTGAAGCAGTACGGCCTGGAGTCCCTGGCCCCGGCCGTCATGGGGTACATCAAGCAGGGCTACTCCACGGACACCATCTCGGTGCTCCTGCCGGAGACCAAGGAGTACAAGGAGCGGTTCGCCGCCAACGAGTCCCGCCGCAAGGCGGGCCTGCCCGCCCTCTCCCCCGCTGAGTACCTGGCAGTGGAGGACTCCTACCGTCAGATCATGTCGGCGGCCGGTCTGCCGCCCGGCTTCTACGACGAGCCCGGCGACTTCCGCAAGTGGATCGAGAGCGACGTCTCGCCCACCGAGATCCAGCAGCGGGTCACCGTGGCGACCGACATGGTCAACTCGCTCGACCAGAGCGCCAAGGACCAGTTCGCCCAGTTCTACTCCCAGGGCGACATGGTCGCCTACGCTCTCGACCGCGAGCGGGCCACGACGGTCCTGGACCGCCAGTGGCGGGCCGCGCAGACCGCAGGCGCCGCCAAGGACCAGGGCCTGACCCTGTCCCAGCAGCAGGCCGAGCGTATCGCCGCGACCGGCGTGGACGCCCAGTCTGCCCGCCGTGGGATCGGCACTGCCGCTCAGCTCTCCACCAACGTGGGCCGCCTGTCGGCGATCTCCGGCGGTGGATACACAGCAGACGACGCAGTGTCCGAGGTGTTCTTCGACGACGAGACCGCCGCCTCCCGGCGACGGGGTCTCGCCTCTCAGGAGCGAGCCCGCTTCGGCGGCTCCTCCGCCACGACAGCCCAGTCCCTGTCCACCCGCAGGTCGGGGCAGGTCTAAGCAGGAGGTAGCTAGTGCCGCTCATCAACGGAACGCCGCAGGGCGCCGGGCCCGTCACCACGGGGTCCATCACGGCCTCGGCGCAGACCATCGTCGCCGACGTCGTGGACTACTCGTCCATCGCCCTGATGGTGAACGGGACGTTCTCGGCGTCCAACGTCACCTTCGAGGGCAGCCTGGACGGGTCGTCCTGGTTCCCCATCGCACTCGCCCGCACGGCGACCAACACGGTGGAGTCCACGTCAGGCTCCCTGTCGGCAGCCCCGGGCTACGCCTGGGAGGGCTCGGTCGCGGCGGTCCGGTACTTCCGGGTGCGCTCCACGGCGCACACGTCGGGCACCGCGAACTGGGTGATCTCGCCGTCCTACTGCGCGGTCGAGCCCGCGCCTGCGATCGGCACCCCTGCCGTCACGCAGTCGGGCACGTGGACCGTGACCGCCACCACTCCGACAGGCACCCCGTACTCGGCCACCACGACGGCGTCCACCAACGCCGCCTCGGTCAAGTCCTCGGCTGGCAACCTGTTCGAGCTGTCCGTCTCCAACCCGACAGCGACCGGCACCTTCGTCAAGATCTACAACAAGGCGAGCGCACCCACCGTCGGCACGGACATCCCGGTGCTCACCATCCCCGCCGCTGCGGGCACCACGGTGGTGCACCAGTTCGGGCAGAACGGCAAGCGTTTCGGGACCGGTATCGCCATCGCCGCAACCGCTGCGGCTGCCGCGACGGACACGGCATCGGCCGTGGCCGGGGTGCAGATCCACGGCACGTACGTCTAGTAGTACCCCCGCCTTCGGGCGGGGCTGTGGGGTGTGGCGTAGTGGTAGCGCAGCGGTCTCCAAAACCGCAGGCACGGGTTCGATTCCCGTCACCCTGGCTCCTCCAGCAGATCGACCGGCCCTGCTGGGGCGACCAACCCGGAGTCCGGTAGTGCGAGCAGGCCCCGCCTCCCCTGGCGGGTTACCTCGGCGTGCGAGAACACACAGGGAGAAACACAGCGATGAGCAGCTACGACGACAACTACGAGGACCAGGACAACGACTCGCAGCTCGTCAAGGATCTGCGCAAGCAGCTCCGAGACAAGGCCAAGGCGCTGAACGAGCTTCAGACCAAGGTCGAGAACTTCGAGACCCAGTCCCGTGCCTCGTCGATCGCCGACGTGCTGAAGGCCAAGGGCCTGCCCGAGAAGGTGGCGCGACTCCTGCCGAAGGATGTCGAGGCCACCGAGGAGGGCGTGGGCAAGTGGCTGGAGGAGTACGGCGACGTGTTCGGCGTCGCGCCCGCTGAGCAGGCGGCTCAGGCCCAGCAGGAGGTGGCGTCGACCGGCGCCGACCAGGAGGCGATCGCAGCGCTGGCCCGTGCACAGGCCACCGGTCATGCAGCCTCGGCCCCTGACCTGGGAGCAGCCGCGCGGCTCGGCAAGGTGGAGGGCCTCGTCAAGGAGGCCAAGTCCATGGATGAGCTCGTCGCTGGGCTCAACAACGCTCTGCTGTCCAGGCAGGGCTGACAACTACCGTAAGGAGCAGAGGTGGCTAACGAGTACACCTCCGTCGCTACGACTCCGGGTCTCAGCACCGAGCTGGTCCAGGACGCGTACGACCTCGCAGTCCGCTGGGCCCTGAAGGGTATCCCCAGCGCCCGTCAGTTCGTCTCGGTGAAGCCCCAGCGGCCCGCCATGACGGGCTCGTCCATCACGATCGAGCGGCTGAACTACCTCAGCAATGCGACGATCACGGCAGGCAAGGCCGCCCTCACCGAAGAGGCTGACGTCGACTCGGTGAAGCTCCCGGCCCCCACGCCGGTCACCATCACGCCTGCCGAGCACGGCATGGTCGTGACCTCCACCCGGAAGCTGGCGAACCGCACGTTCACCGGGGTCGAGCCGATCAAGGCGCAGAACGTCGCGCACGCGATGGCTCGCGTGATCGACGAGCTGATCCAGGACACGATGGTGTCCGGGACGCCCGTCTACAACAACGGCAACGTCGCCAACGGCACCATCACCAACGCGCACGAGCTGACCGCCTCCGACGTTCGTCGGCAGGTCTCCAAGCTCCGCGCCGCGAACGTGATGCCCTGGTTCGGCGGGTTCTACGCCGCGTACGTCCACCCCTTCGTCGTGCACGACCTGCGCGAGGAGACGGGCTCTGGCGCGTGGCGTGTCCCCAAGGAGTACGGCACCGACCAGTCCGACATCTGGACTGGTGAGGTCGGCGAGTTCGAGGGTGTCCGGTTCGTGCAGTCGAACCTGACCCGCGTCACCGCCAACGGCCTCTCGTCCGCGAACGTGTTCAACACGTTCTTCGTCGGACAGCAGGCGCTTGCCGAGCACGTCGTCGAGGAGCCCCACGTGGTCGTCTCGCCGCAGCTCGACAAGCTCGGTCGCTTCCACAGCCTCGGCTGGTACGGCGACTTCGGTCACGCCATCTTCGAGCCCAAGGCGCTGGTGAACTTCCGCACCGGCTCCTCGCTCGGGGCGGACTACGTGGCCTCTGCGTGACCCTGGTGACCTGGGGGTGGGGTGAGTAGTCCCCTGCCCCCAGGTCGCCTCCACCCGGAACTGCTAAGGCGGTGGTCCTCATCTACTGGTTCAGCCCTCCTGTGCGACAAGATCGACGCGGCGGACACCCACTCTTCGGCCGGATGTCGATCGCACAGGGGCTGTCCCTGGTGAAGAGGCACGACGGCACCTACTACCAGGTGGAGAACCCGTCCGAGGAGGAGGTGCAGGCGAACCGCCTGCTCTACCTCGGCGGACACATCTACTGGATCTCGCCCACCGAGGCGGCCTCTCTGACGGCCGCCGGGTACGGGCAATGGATCGTCACCTCGTCGGGCTACGGCGACGGTGAGTACGGCAGCGGCGACTACGGCGGCGCTGAGGCTATCGAGGTCAGCGGTTACGGCGTCTCGCCGTACGGCGGCGGATACTACGGAGAGGTGTGACGGATGGCTGACTTCGACCCGGTGGAGCTGCCGACTCCCCCTGAGCCGTCTGGTGACGGCGACTGGGGTGAGGTGCTGAATGCTGCGATCCGCACCCTGGAGACGAACCTCAACACGGTCAAGGCGTTCGCCGAGGGGATCTCGGCTGGCACCCTGACCGACGAGGCCGTGGCCGCCCTCGTCGAGGAGGCTGGCTCGGACACCCGGGAGGCCGTCATCGCCGCCGGGCTCCAGCTCGGCACCACCTCCACCACGGCAGCCGCAGGCGACCACCTGCACACGGGGGTGTACACCACCCCGGCCGACGTGCAGAACACGGTCGCCGCAGCGCAGGCGGGGTTCGGCTCCGGCATCGACGGGGCTCCCTCGTCCTGGCCCGCCACGTTCCCGCCGTCCAGCCACAGCCACACGGCTACGGACATCTCGAACTCCACCGCCGTGGGCCGCAACGTCCTGACGGCCTCTGACCAGCAGGCCGCCCGTGCGGCCATCGGTGCGGGTACCGGCAACGGCACCTCGAACCTTCAGCTCGGGACGACGTCGAGCACGGCTGCGGCGGGCAACCACACGCACCCGGCGAGCGCCATCACGTTCTCCCCTGCGGCTGGCATCACGGCCACCAACGTGCAGGCCGCCATCGAGGCGGCTGCCGCCTCTGGTGGTGGGGCGAGCATCGGCCCGATCTACGTCGTGCCGTACTCCTCGGGAGCCTACCCGGCGGTCCCGACCGACGCCCCGTCGGGCACCCTGCTGCGCTGGTTCATCGGGCCCGTGCAGTACACCGGGGCCGCCTGGCCCGGCGTCGTCAACGTCTACACCTACGCGGCGCTGACGTGAGCCAGGACGCCTCCGGCGCCCCCATCCCGGGGATCTTCTACACGCTCATCAACGGCGAGTGGCAGGCCGCTGGCAGGCCGTCCCTGGCAGGGCCCATCTTCGCTGACGACTTCGTGCTGGGGTCCACCCGGCCCGATGGCACCAACACCGGGCCGCGCGTGCCGGAGATCAGCCTGTCGAACTACGCGGGCGACCTCACCAACGTGGCGGACGGTGACGTCATCGACCGCCTGCTCATCACGGGCAAGGTGCGCCCCTCGGGCTCCCCGACGGCCACACTGCGGGACTGCCTCATCATCGGCGACACCGACCCGACGCCCACGGCGTCCGGCTACTACAACATCGGTGATGCCACTGGCACGTCCGGTGGCCTGGTGACGTACGAGTTCTGCGAGATCCGCGCCGAGAACCCCTCCTACCGCAACAACGGGTGGAAGGGCGGGAACATCAAGCTGGTCCGCTGCAAGGGGACCAACCTGACCGACTTCCTCTCGCCGCACGGGTCGTCCGGCTCGGGCATCCGCAAGACGTTCCAGGCGTGGGGGTGCTACGCCCAGGACTTCTACACCGACACCGAGCCTGCCGCGAACCAGTCGGACCTCATCACGCACAACGACTTCTGCCAGGCCCAGGGCCTGCTGTCGCTGCTGGAGATCATCGGCTGCGCCAACGGTGAGGTCGGCCGCCCTCGCACCTCCTGGCTGCTGCTCCAGACCAACCAGGGTACGTACGGCACGGTGCGCATCAACTCGAACTGGATGTACGGAGCCACCGGCTCCGGGTCCACGGTGAACATCCCGACCGCCACCTCGGCGGCGTCGTTCGAGCACTTCGAGTTCACCGGCAACCGCGTGTCGAACACCGGCCAGTCCCCGCGAGTCCTCATGGCCTCCACCGTCCGCACCACGTTCGCCTCCACCATCTCCGGGAACACGTTCCTGGAGACCGGGGCCGCACTCACCATCAACAACGCGTAAGGAGCCCCCGGTGGCGACGATGCAGAACACGTTCGACTCCGGCACTGCCGGTACGTCGATCACCGCCGGGAACTCCGGCGGGGCCAACGGCGATGCGTTCGCCGTCACCGGCTCTGGCCGGACCTTCAACGCCGACGCCATGCACGGCGCCCTGTCGGCGGACTTCCTGCTCGCCTCGGGCGACGCGGCGAACTACGCGCAGTGGTCCCTGGGCACCACCTCCAAGGAGGTGGCTGTCCAGTTCTACTTCAAGCTGGTGCAGAACGTCACGGCCACGTCGGGCTTCTTCATCCTGCGTGGTGGCGGCTCGGCCATCGTCCAGCTCGCCATCAAGTCCGACCGCACGGTGGACGTGCTGGTCGGCTCGGGCTCGACGAACATCCACAACTCGTCGGCCCTGACGCTGGGCACCTGGTACCGGTTCGACCTCACGCTGACGGTCGGGACGACCACCTCCAACGGCGTCATCTCCATGGTGATCTCCGAGGGCGACAGCCTCTCGGCGTTCTCGACCATGTCGACGAACTCCTCGGCGAACCTCGGCACGGTCGATGCCGACCAGGCTCGCGTCGGCTGGCAGGCCACGGTCTCCTCGGTGCGTCAGGCGCGGTTCGACTCCCTGCGGGTCCGCACCGCCGAGGGCACCACGGCCCTGGCTCCGTTCGGCGCCAACGCGGCGCCGACCATCTCGGTCACTGCCAACCAGAACGTCTCGGCCGGTGCCACGGTGACGGTCAACGCTACCGCCCTGGACACGGACGGCTCGATCGCCTCCTACGCCTGGAACGTGGTCACCGCCTCCAGCTCGTCCACCCCGTCCCTGACGGGGGCATCCACGGCCACGCTGACCTTCACGGCACCAGCGGCCGGGAACCTGGTCACCGTGCGCTGCGTCGTCACGGACGACGACGGCGCCACGGCTGAGGCTACCACCGAGGTGCGCGTCCCCAAGACGGGCGACTTCTCCACCCTGGCCCTGGACGGCACCACCTCCGGTGGCACCTGGACCCGAGCCGGTGCAGCCTCCACCGACGGGGCCGCGCTCGCTGACGCACTCGACTCGACCTACACCCAGTCGCCCTCGTTCTCCGCCTCGGAGACCTACGAGGAGTACCGGCTGGAGCCGCTGGTCGCACGCTCCAACGTGACGTTCACGGTGCGGGCCCTCCAGCCCGTGACGGGCGGGACGGTCACGGTCCGCCTGGTGGAGGGTACCACCGTCCGGCAGTCCTGGACCCTGAGCACCATCTCCGGGAGTGCAGCCGACATCGCCCTCGTGGTCGACAACCCGGCCGCCATCTCGGACTGGGGGAACCTGCGCCTGCGGGTCGCCGGGGTGAGCTGACGTGGCTGACGTCCGAGTCCTCGCCCTGTCGGGGGTCACGAGCACCGCACCCGACGTCCGCATCCTGGCGCTGTCCGGATCGGGGACCACGTCGGCCGCACCGAGCGTGCGGCTGCTGGCCCTGTCCGGGTCCGGCACGACGTCGGCCTCGCTGCTGCCGCTGGTCCCGCTCACGGTGGAGCCGCTGTCGACGGTCACCCTGGAGGCGGTGCTCAGCACCGGAGCCACGGCTGACTCCTACGCCTGGCGCCGGGTGTCCGGCGCTGCCGTCACCCTGACGGCCGCAGGCTCTTCCTGCTCGTTCACCGCCCCTGCCGCCATGCCCCCTGGGGCGACGGTGGTCATCGGGGTCCGCGCCACGATCAGTGGCGTGCAGGGTGCTGAGCAGCAGGTGACCATCACCTCGCTGCCGCAGCTCCTGTGGACCCAGGTTCCCGGTGGCCCCTGGACTCCTGCTCGAATGGTGGTCAGTTGATGGAATCGATACTCGTGGCCCTCATCACGGGGATCTGTACGGCGTTCGCCGCCTGGCTCGCCAACCGCCCGGTCCGTCGCTCGGTCGCCAAGATCGAGCGGGAGACCCACGGCGCCTCGCGGGCCGTGGCGGACGTCCAGAGCAGGGTGGCGAACATCGACACCCAGGTGACCAACTCGCACACCCAGAACTTCCGGGACGAGATGACCGAGGGCTTCGCCCGGGTCAACGAGCGCCTGGACATCCAGGGTGGGCACCTCGCGGCCAACACGTCGGATACGCGGGCGCTGAAGTTCCAAGTGGCGTCGGTCCAGGACCGCCTCGCCAAGCACATCGACAGAGGAGACGAGTGATGGCCTGCCGCAGCGGGTGCGACACCCAGGACCACGCGACGTTCGGCGAGTGCGCCAGGGCGGCGCACATCCGGACCATGTACCTCGGTGGCACCACCTCCAGCTTCACCGAGGAGAAGCGGTTCCGCAAGACGAACGAGGACTTCCGGAACGCCGTGAAGGCGGGGCTCCAGCCCGCCGGGGTCAGCGACCGGGCCATCCGACAGGCTGTCGAGACAGCAGAGAAGGGCTGACATGACGACGCTGGGAGTCCTGGTGGAGCAGGTCCGCCACCACCTGTCCGGCCTGGACGCCCGGCCGGAGACGGTCGGCGCCCTGTCGGCGCCGCTGACGTCTACTGCAACATCTTTCGTGGTGGATGCAGCATCGTCCCTTCCGCAGGGTGACCTGCTGGAGGTGGACATGGAGCAGATGCGTGTCAAGACGGCCTCGCAGACCGACAACACGGTGACGCTCTGGCCGTTCGGCCGGGGCTACCGTGGCACCACCGCCGCCGCTCACGCGGCCGGTGCCGAGGTGCGCTTCTCCCCCTCGTGGCCTGCGTCCACGGTGGCCCGGGAGATCAACGGCGTGCTCGCCGAGATCTACCCGACGGTCTACGCCGTCAAGGAGCACGTCACCACGGTGCCCGCCGACGGCGCCATCGACGTCCCCGCCGACGCCACGGGCGTCATCTCGGTGTGGGTGGAGAACCGCACGGTGTCTACCCAGTGGGACCGCGAGGACCGCTGGGACTTCAACCCGGACTCCACGACCACCGGGCGGGGCCTGCGGATCGGCGGCTACCACTCCACGGGGGACGCCCTGCGGATCGTCTACTCCGCAGCTCCCGCTCCGTTCAACCTGGACGGGGCCCTCAGCCAGGACTTCGCCACGGTGACCGGCCTCCAGGACCGCCTGACGGACCTGCTGTCCCTGGGCGTGGCCCGGCGCCTGGCGCCGATGCTGGACCTCGGTCGCCTGTCGGCTGTGGCCGCGTCCCCCACGGACCGCGACCCCAACACCGGAGGCAGCCAGGCTCGCCTGCTGCACTCCCTGTTCCTGTCCCGCCTCGACCAAGAGGCAGCGGTGCTGAAGCGTGAGCACCCGATCCGCCGACACATGGTGAGGTGACCGTGCGCTACTTCTCGTCCATCGCCGGGGAGATGACCCTCACCTCGGGGGTCAACGACTCCACTCCGGCCCTGCTGCTCAACACGGTCTCTGGGCTGCCGACGTCGGCGCCCTTCACCCTGATCCTGGAGCCTGGCACCACGGCCGAGGAGGTCGTGAACGTCACGTCCATCGCCGGTCTGACGGTCACGGTGGACCGGGGCTGGTCCGGCACCTCGGCCAAGGCTCACCTGGCTGGGGCCGTGGTCCGCCACGGCATCGCCTCCCAGGACATCCAGCCGCTGCACCAGCACGTGGACGAGACCAGCGCCCACGGCCTGACCGGGGGGGCTGCCGTGGTCGGCACCACGCAGGCGCAGGTGCTGACGAACAAGACGATCGACGGGGCGGCGAACACGATCACCGCCCTGCCTACCACGGCGTACGGCGACTCCACGATCACGCTCGCCAAGATGGCCGATGCCTCGGTCGGCACGGCCGAGCTGGTGAACCTGGCCGTCACCGAGGGCAAGATCGCCGCCAACGCGGTGTCCCTCGCCAAGCTTGCCGCTGCGATCCAGGAGGCCCTGGTGCCCACCGGCACGGTGGCTGCCACGGCGCGGGCGACCGCGCCAACCGGCTGGCTGCTGTGCGACGGTGCCGCCGTCTCGCGCACCACCTACGCCGCCCTGTTCGCGGCGATCGGGACGGCCTACGGTACCGGCGACGGGACCACCACGTTCAACCTGCCGGACCTGCGAGGGCGGGTGGCGGTCGGCCTGAAGGCTGGCGAGACCGAGTTCGACACCCTCGCCGAGACCGGCGGGTCCCGCACCCACACGCACACCCTGTCGGACGCCGGTCAGGCGCGCATCATGTTCTCGGTCGGCGGTGGCCCGAACACCTACATCCAGCGCGTCACGACGACGACGTACTCCGCCACGCAGGAGGGGACGATCTCCTCGCCCGCGTCGTCCTCGGGGTCCGCGTCGTCCGGCGCCGCCCTGGCTGGCGCCACCGACGCTGGCTCCACCCTTCAGCCCTACCAGGTGCTGAACTACATGATCCGACTCTGACGGGAGTGGCCCGATGGTGTTCTCCGCCTCCCTGACGCCGGACGTCACCGAGTCCCTGCCTCACGTGCTCGGCTCCGCCCTGGAGTCGGCGTACCCGGCCGATGCCGGGTGGGACGTGTCCTTCGGCCAGCTCGGGTTCCGCCTCGCTTCCTCGGACCGGGCCCCGTACCAGCGGGGACCGGAGCAGGTCCGCAAGCAGCAGATCGACACCTCCGACGCCCCGGGTGAGCAGTCGCTGTCCTCGTGGTGGGTGCGGTCGCAGGACTCCTGGGACATGGGTGCCGGGCTGCGCTGGTTCGACCCGGGCACGGACGAGTCCGCCGCCCATCGCTACGGGGAGTCCTTCGGGATCGACCCGTGGACGCAGGGCGAGCTGAGCCTGCTGCACGCCTTCGGCCCCGCGTCCTCGCCTCGCTCGGCCACCAACCACGTGGCCGCCTTCGAGGTGGCCGGGGTGCCTGGCTACGTGGAGGCGTTCGGGTCCACGGTTCAGTGGGTTCCGTCGACCGGTACAGTGGTGACGTCCCCCCTGCTGGGGGACACCGCCACCCAGCCCGCTGCTGCGGGGGACCGCGTGTGGGTGGGCCACCGCGACGGGGTGTCCTACTTCATCCCCGGGTCCGGCACGACACAGACGCTGTCCCTGACCGGGTTCGCCCGGGTGTGGTGGGTCAAGGCCCGCCTGTTCGTGGCCGTCGGCCCGACCCTCTACGAGGTCCCCGCCACTGCCACGGGGGCCATCGGCACCGTGGCGACCAAGACGTACACCCACCCCTCCCCGGCATGGACGTGGACGGATGTCACGGAGACGGCTGCGGCCATCCTCGCGTCCGGCTACAGCTCGGGCGACTCGGCCATCTTCCGGATGCTGATCGAGAACGACGAGACCGGCACGCCGATCCTGTCCGACCCGTCCCAGGTGACGCGCACCCCCAACGGGGAGAGGATCACCTGCATGTCCACCTACCTCGGGTCCTCGGTGGTGCTGGGCACCAACCGGGGCATCCGCATCGGGGCCGTCTCCGACACCGGGGACGTGCAGTACGGGCCCCTGACGGTGGAGACCGAGAACGAGATCGCGGACGTCACCTTCCGTGACCGCTTCGCCTACCTGGCCGTGACCGCCGGTCTGCCTGACGGCAGCTCCGGCGTGGTCCGGGTGGACCTGTCCGCACCCGTGCCCGGCACGGGCGACCCGCCTCGGTTCGCCTACGCCTGGGACGTCCCCGCCCCGGTGGCTGATGCCGCCACGTCGGTTGCGCTGATCGGCGACAGGGTGGTGCTGGCGTGCGGGTCCCGGATCTACGAGCAGTCGCCCACTGCGCTGGTGGACCTGGGCTGGCTGGAGACGGGGCGCATCCGGTTCGCCACCGTGGAGCCCAAGGCGTTCCGCCTGCTGCGGTGCGTGGTGGACACCAACGGTGGCCGGGTGAACCTGACCGTGCAGACCCCCGACGGGGTCTCGCACCGTGTCGTGGAGTTCTCCGACGACTACAGCACCCAGGACGAGGTGGCTGTGTCGACCCCCGGTCGGCCGGTCAACCAGTACCTGAACGTGCGCATGGAGCTGCGCCCCTCCGACGGCAACGTCAGCCCTGTGCTGTCGGCCCTGTCGCTGAAGGCCCAGCCTGCCGCCTCGCGGATCAGGCTGTACCAGTTCCCCCTGCTGGTCCACGACGTCGAATCCCTGCGCTGGGGACGGACGGTCGGGACGAAGGGTGGGGCCTACGCCAGGCTGCGCGAGCTGGAGTCCCTGGAGGAGTCCGGGGCCCCGGTCACCGTGCAGGACTACCGCACCGGGGAGTCCTTCACCGGACAGATCGACGCCGTGGACTTCACGGCATCCCTTCCTCCGGACAGGCACGAGGGCAACTTCGAGGGCACGGCCGTGGTCACCGTGAGGCGACTGTGATCCCGCTGTGGTACCGCCGCCCTCTGGTGGTGGGAGACAGGGGTCGGGACGTCGAGGCCGTAGAACGCCTTCTGGGGCTCCCGATCACGGGCACCTACTCCGACTACACGGAGCGTGCCGTTCGGGGCGCACAGGCCCGTCTGGGCCTGCCACAGGTGGGTGGCGTGGATGAAGCCACCGCGCTGGGGCTCGGCTCGCTGGCCGAGGAGTCCGACCTGCCCGACTGGTGGAAGGGTGAGCCCTTGTGGGAGGGCTCACCAGAGTGGGGCCTTGTCCTGAATACTCGGGACATGGACTGGCTCCGCCGCCTCCAGGGGCAGCACGGGATCACCCCGACCGGGGTGGTCGACGAACAGACAGCGCGCCTGCTGGGCGCGATAGGAGTGGACGCATGAACATCCTCGTCGAGGTCATCCCGCCCAAGTACCGCAAGTACGTGCTCTACGTCCCGTTCGCTCTCGTCACCCTGGTGCTGGGAGCCGTCGACGTGGCGAACGGAGCGGACGACCCGAGCTGGCTCGACCCGGCCACCACGACCGTGCTGTTCGTGGGTACGGCGCTCGGCCTGACGGCCGCGTCGAACACCCCGGACAAGAAGCCCGAGGCGTGATGCCACCGTACCGTAGCATTCCTGCAATGTGACGGTACTGTGTCATGGCAAGACAGAGGGGCACCCTACGGGGTGCCCCTCTTTTTGTCGTCTCTGGACTTAGTCGCCCGCCACCTCCCGGTCGTGGGCCTCGTCCGCGAGCAGCCCGGCGGCGGCGAGGGCCTGGGCCACGCGCTTCTGCCTCGGCCCGACGAACGGGACGTTGCTGACCTCAGCCAGCACCTCCGCCGCCCTCTCCTGCGCGCTCACGAGTCGGCCCCCTGCCAGTCGCAGGAGAGGCCCCGGGCCGTCGCGATGCAGTCGACGACGCGCCCGTCGGGCATCTGGACCTGCCCGACCCAGACCTGACCGAGGCCCGCCTGTGGCGCAGACGGCCCCTCCGCGCCACACCCTGAGAGTGCGAGAGCCGCCAGGGCCGCGACAGCCGCCGCCTGCACGATCCGCCGCGTCATCGCCCCTCCTCCAGTCGCAGCGCGGGCAGGGCGGCGCCGCAGGCGGCGAGGAGGGTCGGTGTGCTGCGCTCGATGAAACGCGTTCGGGCGCGGACGGCTTCCTGGTCGGTCGACTCGGGACCCTCGGCGCCCCGGCCGGGGCCGACGTACCCGTCGAGCCCGACCGCGTTCCCGTCGTCCCACGCGGAGCCGATCACCTCCTCCAGCGCCGCCGCGTCCACCTCCTCCGCCGTGACCGTGCGCGGCAGGGTGTCGTAGCCGGGCAGGGTGGTCAGGTCGACCTCCGGGACGAGGCCGCACCCGGGCTCGTGGCCTGCGCCCGAGCCGGGCCCGGCGCCGCAGGTGTGCCGGTCGACCTTGAAGCAGAGGTAGCCGCTGTCGATGACCGGCTCGCCGGGCTTGGTCTGCTGGCGCGGCTGGGCGCCCCCCGCAAGTAGCCCGTCCACCGCGAGGGCTCTAGCGATCACCCGGGCGAGGGCCGGGCTGACCGAGCCGTAGGCGACCATCACCTCCGCCGCCCTCTCCTGCGCGCTCACGAGTCGGCCTCCGCTCGCTCGGGCTTCTCCGTGAGGCAGTCGGCGCAGGTGACGCGCCCCCAGTCGTCGGTGTCGACGTAGTGATCGCCGGTCAGGGCGCATTCCATCCGGCGGCCGAGCCAGGTGTACGCGTTCAACTTGTGCACCGGCTCGCGCCGACGGTCTCGTGCGCTCATCGCCCCTCCTCCAGTCGCAGCGCGGGCAGGGTGACGCGGACGTAGGCCCGGTAGCGCTCGCGCTCACCCGCGAAGCCCGGCCGGGACCACGCCCGGGGCGCCGCCTGGCGCATCTCGTCGGTCTCCTGCTCGGACACGAGCACCGCCAGCGCCGCCGCGTCCACCTCCTCCGCCGTGACCGTGCGCGGCAGGGTGTCGAACCAGGCGAGGGCGCGGCGGGCGGTGGCCTTCGCACGCTCCCTGCGCCACGGGTCTCCGGCGTCGACGCCTGGCACGAACGCCGGGGAGTCGATCGCCCGCGCCAACTCCTCCTCGCGGGGGTCGACGGGCGTGGGGCTCGGGTCGGTGGTCACGTCACACCACCGCCAGGGTGATGGGGAACGCGCCCGGGGTGTCGGCACTGACGCCGCCCCACCGGATGACCCACTCGGGCCCACGCTCGGTGACGACGGCCCAGCGGTGGGCGACCAGGTCGTCCTCCCACGGGTCCTCACCCGGGCCGACGTTGGCCTCGGTCCACGCGTCCAGGGCGGCGCACATCGCGGCCGGGTCGACGTGGCCGTACGCGCCCCATGCCTCCCAGTCCTCGAAGTCGACGATGGGGACGCCTGCGTACGGGACCCCGCCGAACTCCTCGGCGGTCAGGGGCGGGTGGCTCACGGTGGTCTCCTCGGTCGGGTCGGTGGTGGTCTTGCGCAGGCCCCTAGCGCCCTCGGCCTGCATCTCGTCGCGGTGCTGCGGGTCGGTGGTGGTCATCGACGGGCCTCCTCGACCTCGTCCGCGCCGATCCCGTCGACGGAGGCGAAGAGCGTCGCGCCGCCGTGCGAGTTGTCGAAGGCGAGGAGGTCGTTCGCCTTCTCCCATGCGAGGTCTGCGGCCTCGTCCTCGCTGTCGGCGTCCAGGTGGACGACCACCTCGGCCGGGACGTTGAAGCGGACGGTGTAGCGGGTCATCGGGTCTCTCCTGTCGTTCGGGTCGGTGTCTTCATGGACATCATACAGCCACAAGCCGTCGCTGCGCAACACCCTGCTGCTGGGTGAACATCGGCCGCCCTCGCAGCAGCTCGTCGCGGCGGATGGAGTCCATGTCGATGCCCAGGTAGACCTCGGTCTGGCGGAACGAGGCGTGGTGCAGCAGGGACTGCACGACCCGCCCGGCCCCGTCGTAGCCGTCCTCCACGAGCCGGTCGAACATGGCACGGGCCGCGCTGCGGCGCAGGGTGTGGATGCCGTCGCGGATGGGGTTGCCATCCTCGTCCCGCGTCTCGTGGCCGATGGCGGCCAGGGCACGGTGGACGATGCGCTCGGGCTGAGCCACGGGCGTGGTGGGCTTCAGCGGGCCGTCCGTGACGGCCCCGACCGGGCGGCCCTTGGCCGGGACCAGGCGGTAGTGGTCGGCCAGCGGGCCGACCTGGGTGGCGTACCAGGAGAGCCAGGACCGCAGCTCGCGGTCCAGCTCGGCACTGACCGGCATGAGGTCGTGCTTGCCCGTCTTCAGTACCCGCACGGCCACGGTGCCGTGCGTGAGGTCCACGTCGCCGACTCGCAGGTCGGCGATCTCGGACTGGCGCAGGAGGAGGTAGATGCCCAGGGCCAGCACGGCCCTGTCCCTGGGGTGCTCGGCTGCGTCCAGCAGCCGCCCGAACTCCGACGCCGGGAGGCGTCGCTTGGGGCGCGCCTGCACCCGCAGGCGGCGCCGATGGCGAACCGGGTGGGGGAGTTCGGCGCCCAGCAGGCGCCGGTCCAGTGCCCAGTCGAACATCTTGGTGAGCGCCGTGCGCTCCAGGTTGGAGGTCGCGGGCGACAGCCCGGCGGCCGACCGGTTGGCGAAGTACAGGTCCACGTCCTCCGCCGTCACGGCGGACAGGGGCTTGTCGCCCGTCAGGGCGAGGAAGGCGCGAGCAACGCGAGCCCTGGTCCTGATGGTGTTCGCGGCGTACCCGCCGCTCTCCAGGGCGGCGAGGTACGAGCTGGTCAGTCCGGCGAGAGTGTTCATGGCGTCACCGTAGCACGCCGCCAAGGCGTGCGACAAGCCCCCTCCTCGTGCGCGCTCGCGCGCGTCAGTCTGTAGTTAGTAACTACAGCAGTTACTCTGTGCAGACTGAACACTACACACACGGCCCCTCTGGTGGGGGCCGTGTGGTTGTCCTGGGCGGTGGCCCCTGAAGGGCCACCCTGTGTGGGCGTCCCTGGAGGACGCCCCAACTACCCTAGTAGTTCTAGTGTAGCACGCCCGTGTGGAGCCTGGCGACACCTGTCGCCAGGCTCCGGTTTGGGGGTGTATGATGGTGCTACCGACAACGAAAGGGTGGAAGCGATGGCAACCATCACGAAGATCCCGGGGACGGGCGTGATCGCGGTCGCGTACTACGACCCGCAGGGCCGGACCGAGGAGCTGTCCCGGGTCCTCGACAAGGACAGCATCCTTGCCCAGCTCGGCTACGTCCGCCAGGAGCGGAACATCCTCGCTGGCGAGATCGTCATCGAGTTCTGGAAGCTGAGCGAGTGATCGACCGGCTCTCTCACTCCCAGCTCAACGGCTGGACCGGGTGCGGCTACCGGTACCACCTGGAGCGGAACCTGAAGGTCCCCCAGGTCCCGGCCTGGAACCTCATCGGCGGCTCCGCCGTCCACGAGACCACCGAGGCTCGTGACCTGGCCCGCCTGGGCCAGTCGCACTTCGGCAAGTCCACCGACTTCTACGAGAACTTCGACCGCCTCACGGCGGAGGCCGAGGACAAGCACGACATGGATCGTGCCGAGTTCCGCGCCTCGGGTCGCTCTTCCAAGGCGTACCCGGAGAAGGAGAATCAGACGTGGTGGCTTGACAACGGACCGTCCATGGTGCAACGCTGGGACGTGTTCATCTCCCAGGCCCCTTGGGACATCTGGATCTTGCCAGACGGCAAGCCTGCGGTGGAGATCGGCTTCGAGCTCCCCGTTGACCCGGACGAAAACGGTGAACCCCGCGCTTCGGTGCGCGGCTACATCGACCGGGTGGTGCAAGATCGAGATGGTAACCTGATCGTCCTGGACATCAAAGGCCTGGCGGTCGACACGCCCATTCCCACCCCCTCCGGGTGGAGCACGATGGGTGACCTCCAGGTGGGCGACGAGGTGTTCGGCCCGGACGGCAAGCCGACGACGGTGGTCGTCAAGTCCGAGGTCAAGCACATCGACACCTACCGCGTCACGTTCGACGATGCTACGTCGATCGTCTGCGATGGCGAGCACGTGTGGGAGACGCACGCCGGACCCAAGGGTCTGGACCGTGCGGTTCGGTCGGTGCAGGAGATCGCCGATAGCCTGCACCGCGTCCATCGCATCCCGGTGAGTGAGCCCGTCTCGCTCCCCACCGCCGACCTGCCCCTGCACCCGTACGTTCTGGGTGTCTGGCTCGGCGATGGGAAGCACACGTCGGGTGAGTTCACCACAGCACGGGAGGACACGCACATCCCCGAGGTTCTTCGGGCCCTGGGGTGCGATGTGCGTGAGCACCCGCCGCGTAAGGACACGGTCAGCAACTACAACATCGCTGGCCTGATCCCGACCCTACGGGAGCTGGGCGTCTACCGCAACAAGCACGTGCCCGCAGCGTACCTGCGGGGATCGATCGACCAGCGGCTCGCCTTGCTCCGTGGCCTCATGGACACGGACGGGACTGTGAACATCGCCCGGGGCAACCGGGTCGCGTTCGCCGTTACGGATGCCGGTCTGGCCGATGCAGTGCACGAGCTGGCCTCGTCGCTGGGTGAGCGCGTCAAGCGCTCCACCCACACCGGGCACGGCTTCGGGAAAGATGTCACGGTCCACGTCGCCGAGTGGCGGCCGTACCGCTTCAACCCCTTCTCGATGCCGCGCAAGGCGGAGGAGGTGCGGCTGGTCCAGGATGGCGCGAAGGCAACGCGGCGTGCTATCATGAATGTGGAGCGGATCGACAGCGTCCCGACGCAGTGCATCGGGGTCGACTCTGACTCTCATCTGTACCTGGCGGGGCGGGAGTGGATCGCCACCCACAACACGGGCGCGAGCAAGCAGTACTCGAACCGTCAGCTCGGGACGTACCGCGTCGGCCTCCAGCACGCGCTGGGGATCGACGCCAAGGTGGGCGCCTTCTGGGACGCCCGATCGGGTGGGGCCACGGTCGCGCCGCTGAACGACTACACGTTCGAGCGCATCCAGTGGCACTACCAGAAGCTGCGGATGTCTCGGGAGCTGGGGGTCTACCTCCCCAACCCGGGGCCGCTGTGCGGCTCGTGCTCGGTGAACGCATCCTGCTTCGAGTACACGCCCGAGGCATCTGCATCCATCCGCCCACCGTGGCTGACCGAAGAGGAGTGGGGCGAGTGAGCGTCGATGACGAGATGGACAAGCGCTTCTGGGCAGACACGGTCGTGGACCAGCTCCACACCGATCGGGCCGAGGGGTGGGTCTGCGTGACCGGGGTCAGTCACGACGGCCATCTGCTCAGCGGCCGGGGGCCGACCCTGAAGGCGGCCCGTGCTGAGGCGGTAGCCTGGTACGGCCGTCGCCTCGATCGCGCGACGGGCCTCTGGCAGTGGTGATCCTGACGACCGCCACTGCGGTCATCCTGGTCCTGATCTTCCTGGTCGCCACGTTCAACCAGGCGTGTCTGATCGCACTGGACCGGTGGCGGGAACTGACCGTCGAGGCCGTGCTGGACGAGTGGGATCAGTACCCGCCGCTCCGGTGGTGGCACAAGTACGCACTCTGGCTGGAGGGCAAGTGAAGCTCAGCGATCTGGAGACCAAGGTGGCTACCCTGGAGGCGGAGAACGCCCGCCTGAAGGAGGCGATCGACGCCGTGATCTCGGCCGTGGTGGTTGGGGCACGCGACTACTCGGTCGACGAGTGGGATCAGTACATCGACTTCCTCCACGGCGAGGTCGCTGCGATCCTCGGAACTGACGCCTGATGTATGCTACAGGTGACGTGGTCTACGTCGAGGGTGTGGTCGTCGCCCCGAGCGACGGCCTGACGGACCACGTGCACGTGCGGTTCCCCACCGCATCGGACCCCTCCCACCTGCTCGACGGCGTCACGATCGTCACCCCCCGGGCCATGATCGTCCGGCCCGCCAAGTACGACCTGAGCAAGTACACCGCAACCGAAGGATGGTACGCAGAGCATGAGCACTGAGACATGGGCGGTGCAGGTCTCCGTCAAGACCCCCTCGGGGTCGATGGTGAACCTGCGTGGTGACAACGTCGCCGAGCTGGAGGAGATCCTGGACGCCTTCATGGAAAAGGTGGCGGCCAAGGTGGGTCCACTGGAGCAGACCCTCGGAGCCGTGGCGACGGTGGGGGCGGCCTTCCCGGGGGCGCAGGTGACCACCCAGGCTTCCGCACCTGCCCCACAGGCGAGTGCGCCCCAGGCAGCGGGTGCTCCTGGCCCCGCTCCGATCGACCGGAACGGTAAGCCGATGATCTGGAAGACGGGCACGTCGAAGGCGTCGGGCAAGGCGTGGAAGGGCTGGTTCCCGGACTACGCCAAGGGTGACCCGGCCGGTGCCGGCATCGAAGTCCAGTGGGTGCGATGATGCTGGAGTTCGCCATCGCCCTCGCCATCGTTGGGCTCGCCGTCGCGGTGGTCCTTCTGGTCATCGACGAGTTCATCTGATGCCGCCGAAGAGCAAGGCTCAGACCGTGGACGCCAAGCTGGGCGCGCTGGCGGACTACATGTCCGCCCTGCGTGAGCTGCGAGACGCCACCCGCACGGCCGAGCAGGCTGGCCGGGACGTGCAGGTCGCCAACCAGGCGGTCACCGAGGCAGAGGACTGGGTCCGCGTGACCCACGAGAGGGTGCGCGAGCTGGCGCTCGCGGACTGACAGGACCCCCTAGGGCGAGTGCGATGCCCGCCCAGGGAAGGCGCCTTGCGAGGCGCGAGAGGGGCCGGACAACGGACGGCGGCACCGGCCTCTCTCACTCCCCACACGACCGAAGGGACAGGACGTGGCAGTCTCCGCATCGAGGTCCCTGACGAAGGGGCGCACGGCAGGCGCCCCCATGCCGGAGATCCCCGCCCTGGCCGACCTCCGCTCTGAGTTCGAGTTCCGCTTCCGGGCGTCGGAGATGACGATGGTAGCCGGGCAGACCGGCTCTCAGAAGTCGGGGTGGGCGCTGTGGCTGGCCGCCCTCATGGGCGTGCCGACCCTGTACTTCTCGGCCGACTCCTCCAGCCACACGGTGTCCACCCGCCTGGCGGCGGCCTACACCGGGGACCAGTCCAAGATGGTGTCCGAGGCTCTGCGTGAGGGGGGCGAGGCGTACTACCAGGACGTGCTGGGCGAGTCGCCCATCCGGTTCTGCTACGATCCGGACCCCACGTACGAGACCATCGAGCACGAGGTGGATGCGTGGGTGGAGATGTACGACTCCTACCCCCGCCTCGTGGTGGTGGACAACCTCATGGACCTGGTGGCCGAGGGTGAGTCCGAGCATGCCGCCAACAAGGACAAGCTGCTGCTGCTGAAGACGCTGGCCCGCACGACCGAGGCGTGCATCATCGTCCTGCACCACATGAGCGAGGGGACCTCGGACCCTCGCAAGCCAGCACCGCGCAAGTCGGTGCTGGGCAAGGTGAACCAGACCCCGGAGAACGTGCTGTCCATCGCCCTGGACTACGACAAGTTCATGGTGTCGGTGGTCAAGCATCGCTCCGGCCCGTCGGACCCTTCCGGCGAGCGGTACGTGCAGATGTACGTGGACCCCGCCCGCAACACCTTCGACCTCTGGGCCAACCGGCCCAACCGCCCCGGCCAGCAGGTCGAGGGCTGGACCCCTTCGGCCTACGGGGAGTGACGATGCCGCGTGACGTCATCGAGATCCAGCAGGACCTGAACTACTACCGGGATCGCCTGTACTGGACCCTCGACCTGACCAAGGCCGAGGAGGAGGAGATCCTGGACACGATCTGCGACCTGACCGACGAGCTGGTGGAGGCTGAGGGACTGTGACTGAGTTCAAGGTGGGGGACCGCGTCCGACGGCGGAATCGCTCCGTCCCCGACGGGCCGCAGCAGGGGCAGGTGTACACCGTCACCAGGGTCACCAGCTTCGGCGACCTGTGGCTTGAAAGTGTCGACGAGAAGTGGGGCGCCTGGTACCACGGCTACTTCGAGCTGGTCGATGACGAGCCCTCGCTGGCAGACCTGAGCGCTGCCCTCAGCGCCCCCGCCGTGAGGTCGGAGCCGGAGGTCGTTCACCTGGACGTCGCCGATGCCCGGCTCCTCGTGGCCCTGGGCGATGCGTTCGCACAGAACGCCCTGCCTGCGATGATCGACCATGGCGAGATGACGCTGTCCCTGGACGTCGGCGGGATCTACCGCTACTCCACGTACGACGGCAAGGTGTGGGAGATCGAGGTCGACCGAGGGGAGAGCGCAGAGTGAGCGCGTTCGAGGACGACGGCATCGCCGGAGTGTGGCTGGAGCCCGTGGATGACCTCGCCAGCTGCGAGTACTGCGGCCCGGAGATCGTCGACGGTGAGGTCGGGCGGCGGCCCGATGGCGACTTCTACTTCCGGACCTCCTACGGCTGCTCCTCCGGCGATGCGGCGTCCAGCGACGACCCTCTCTACGTCGCCGACGCCCTGCGCGAGGAGGGGTACCCCAACCGGAGGCTGTTCACCAAGGAGTCTGTGGATGAGGCTATCGCATGGCTGAAGGCCCAGGCGTGAGCGCCCAGGCTGCCGCCAAGCGGCGCGGTTCGCAGTTCGAGTTGGACGCCCTGCGTCACATCCGGGCCCTCGGCTTCCCGGCCGAGCGCCTGCGGCTGGCTGGCAAGGACGACGAGGGGGACCTGGCCGTCGATGACGCCGGGTTCACCTACGTGCTGGAGGCCAAGGCGGAGAAGCGCATGGCTCTGGCCGAGTACGTCAAGGAGGCCCAGATCGAGGCGGCCAACTATGCCAAGGCCCGGGGCAAGGACCCGTCTGCGGTGTGGGGCCTGGCGCTCATCAAGCGCCCGGGCCGCCCCATCGGGGAGTCCTACGTCGTCACCACGCTGGACGACCTGCTGGCTTGACACGGGCTCCGGCCTCGCGTATCGTCCTTCTCAGTAGCCGCCCGACGGGGGCGGCCTGATGAACAGGAGCATCATGGCAGTCGCCAACAACACCCGGAAGGCGAGCCGCAAGGCTCGGCTCATGGCGTTCGACATGTGGGACAAGATGTCGAAGCGCTACTCCGACGAGCGCGAGGCACTCGGCCCCGACAAGGACGAGCTGAAGCAGATCATCGCCCACGTCCGCACCGGGGCGGGCCTGACCCGCCAGGCGGTGTACAAGGGTGTGCCCCGCTGGTTCGCCAACCGTCAGGCGTGGACTCCGTACATCGACGACGTCGCGGTTCGGCGAGCGACGGCCTTCCACCTCAGCGCCTGGCGCTCGCTGTCCCTGGACGAGCGAGCCCTGGTCCTGGAGAACCTGGTGGCGCAGGAGGAGCCGTTCGGCCCCCAGGGGGGGCGCCCCGGGGACAGCGTGTCCGAGGCCGTCCTCCGGTACAAGGACTGGCCCGCTTCTGACAAGCTGGACGTCCTCGGCGCCTACCACGCGCAGAAGCGGAAGGTGGCGGCATGAGCTACGCACTGCAAACCGTCGGCTTCGGTGCCGCCATCGAGGACGCGCGCGAGCGCGACCGCCTGGAAGCCGAGTCCAAGCCCTACGTGTACCAGAGCACCAAGGGGACCTGGCGCGTCGTGTACGGCTATGACGAGGACGTGCCGTACGTCAACTGGCGGGCCGCCGTGAACGCGGCCAACCGCGTCGGTCGACGGCGCCTGGAGCGACTGAACGGGGTGCGTGATGAGTTCGACTGACCTGGTGGAGTTCCTGCTGGCGCGGGTGGCGGGGGACGAGGTGCTGGCGCGCCGGACCGATGCCGATGGTGGCGCCTGGTTCGACGACCTGGTGTGGCTGGACGGCGCTCTCGACCCCGAGGGGCTCGATCTCGCGACGACCCGGCGGGCCATCTCGGAGCATGTCGCCCGGCATTCACCGGACCGCGTCCTGGCCGAGTGCGAGGCGAAGCGGAAGGTCATCGACTTCGCTGAGGAGGCGTCCGGGCTCGACATGACGCTCGACAGCGACCGCCGGGTGGGGCTGCGCGACGAGGCCAAGGAGCCGTACGTCGGCGACCTGATCCTCCGCGCCCTCGCCCAGCCTTACCGCGACCACCCGGACTGGCGTGAGGAGTGGGACCTGTGATCGACCCACGCCTCATCCTCCTGGCCCGCTGCTGTCGGGACTGGCCCGTCCTCGGCGTCACCCCGATGGGGCGGTGCGGCTACTGCGACCAGGTCCCTGAGGTGATCGGCCCATGGGCGAGCTGACCTGCTGGAAGTGCGACCGGACGGACGTCCAGGAGTACTGCGGCAAGCTCTCGTGCCTGGCCCACCGCACGTCGTGGGACGCCATGCGCGGCCCGCGCCCGGACCCCCTGCTCCACCACCCTGAGCCTCGCCCGCTGGACACCATGCCCGACGAGCGCAAGATGCAGAAGGCGCACACCACGGCCGTCGAGAACGGCTGGGAGGTGGTACTCCACATCACCGGGGACCTGGACTCCGAGTCCGTCAGGCTCGCAGCTCGCCGTGGGGACGAGCGGGTGCGGATGGTGTGGCGCTGGAAGGGCGGCAAGTGGAACAACACCTGGGCCGTGGTCGCTGACGAGGAGATCTGGGCTCTGACCACTCACACCGACGCGATGCGATGCCTGAAGGAAGGGGTGAGTGATGGACAGGTTCCCGCTTGAACCCATCTACGACCACTACGGCGTGCACATCGCCGACAAGCCCGGGTGGCAGAACGCTTTCTGCCTCGTGCACGAGGACTCCCGGCCCTCGTGCCGGGTCCTGCTGGAGGAGAACGTGTTCTTCTGCCAGGCGTGCGGCGCCACGGGGGGCGCGCTGGAGATCATCCAAGCCAGAGAGGGAGTAACCCGTGAGGCCGCTGTCCCCCTCGCAGAAGCGTGGACTGGCACTAGCCGCCGAGACCTACGAAGCCGCAATGCCGGGCTCTCCGGCCGAAGAGTACCTTCAGGCCAGGGGTATCGATCCGTCGTCCTGCGGCGGCGTGCACCGGCTGGGGTACGTCCGCGACCCACTCCCGGGTCATGAGAACCTGACGGGTCGGCTGTACATCCCGAACATCTGTGCCGCTGGCACGGTGGTGGGGGGCAAGGCCCGCGCCTTGGGGCCTGACGACGGGCCGAAGTACCTGGGCCTGCCGGGCATGGACTCCCGCCTGTACAACCTGCGAGCGCTGGACACCCCGTCGGACCTGATCGTCCTCACCGAGGGCGAGCTGGACGCGGTGACGATCGAGATGCACCTGGGCCTGCCTGCTGTGGCAGTGCCGGGGGCTAAGACGTGGAGGCCGCACCACGTGCGGATCTTCGAGGACTACGAGGAGGTCGTGGTGGTGCGAGACGGAGACGGTCCCGGCGGGGACCTGGCCGGGGCTATCGCCCGGTCCACCCTGCCGGTGCGGGTGGTCATGCCGCCCGGTGGAAAGGACACCAACGATGCGGTGGTCGCCGGTCTCGGCGACGTCCTGCTGAAGGCGATCATGGGGGATGCGGCATGAGCGGTTACCTAGTGGTCATCGACGAGATCATCGACCGGCATCGCCTCATGGCCTCGGCGGATCTCAGGGTTGCCAAGGAGGTGGGCGCCTACGCCGTCCTGAGCGGTGTCGCACTCGCCGTGGGGCTGGCGCTCCCGCTCGCGTGGCTCATCGTCATGGGCGGCGTTCTGCTCGTCTACAATCTGGTGATGGCGTTCGCCTTCCTGCGCTCCTGGCTTTCGTGGCAGGCCTCCGCTGACTTCTGGCAGGTCAAGCGTGACGCGGCGGCGGCGAGGCTCTCGGAGAGTGGAGCATGAGCCACACCCTCGAACTCATGACCCCCACCCAGCGCCTGCTGTGGCGCAGGGCTAACGGCTGGGGCGTCTACCCCTCGGCCCTCTACCCCGGCATCCTGTGCCACGCACAGGGCGCCACGATGAAGCAGCAGCGGGCATGGGCCATCGCCGCTGATGCAAGGTACGCGCAGATCCTACGGGAAGGCATCCGATGAAGCTGCTGGCGATCGACATCGAGACCAGTGCGGCGGTGGTGTCGACCTGGGGTCTGTTCAAGCAGAACATCGGCATCAACCAGATCTCCGTGCCGACACGGATGATCTGCTTCGCCGCACGGTGGGAGACGGACAAGCGTGCTGTCTTCTACTCCGAGCACCAGCACGGTCGTGAGGCGATGGTCAAGGCGGCCCACGACCTGCTCGACCAGGCCGACGTGGTGATGGGGTGGAACTCCAAGGGGTTCGACATCCCCCACCTGAACCGGGAGTTCCTGCTGGCCGGGCTCACACCCCCCTCTCCCTACCAGCAGATCGACCTCATGCTCACGGTGCGCAAGCAGTTCCGGTTCCTGTCGAACAAGCTGGACTGGATCAGCCAGCAGGTGATCGGGGACCGCAAGGTGCAGCACCAGGGCTACGGCCTGTGGGAGGCGTGCCTGCGAGGGGACGAGGCTGCCTGGCGCAAGATGGCGACCTACAACAAGCAGGACGTCAACCTCTTGTTCGAGCTGTACACCCAGCTCCGGCCGTGGATCACCTCGCACCCGAACCGTGCGCTGATCGACGGATCTGTCAACGGCTGCCCCGCCTGCGGCGGGCACAACCTGGTCTCGCGGGGCAAGGCGTACACCTCGGTCAGTGAGTACGACCGCTTCCGCTGCTCCGACTGCGGCAAGTGGACTAGAGGGACCAGCCGCGAGCGCGGCTCGAAGATCACGGGGGTGCAGGCGTGATCTCGCCGGACACACTGAAGTACGTGGCGACACGAGCGGCGGCCACCATCGTGGCCGACCGCCGCTACGCCGAGTTCATGGACCTGGACGACATGACCCAGGAGGCCCTGGTCTGGCTCGTCGAGCACCCCACCCGGGTGGAGCGGGCCACGGACGAGCGCGGCCAGCTCTACCTGGGGCAGATCCTGGCGGAGGTGGGGCGGCACCTGTCCGGCATCGCCCGGCAGGAGTACACCCGGGCCACTGGGCGCGACCCCCTGGAGGGAGCGCGCTACACGCCCGCCAAGGTCCGCTCTCTGCTCCCGGCTACGTGGACCGGGGAGGGCCCTGAAAAGCCCGCAGACGGGCAGCCAAGGGGCAAGGCGAGCCCTGCTAGGGGCGGGGACCACATCACTGGGGTGTGGGACGTGCGTGAGGCGCTGGACAAGACGGTATCCCGGCAGGATCAGGGCATCCTGTTCCGCCTCTACGTGCTGGGCGCCACCTCGGAGGAGGTGGCTGAGAAGGTGGACCTGACGGCCACCGCCGTCCGGGCCCGGGCCCACCGTGCCGTGAAGGCGGTGTGCACGTGGCTCAACGGGGAGTGGCGGCAGGAGAAGCTGCGCCCCGGCCGCACGCTGTCCGACGGTCCCGGCACTCGCCGCGCCATCCCGAACGAGACCGCCCAGGTGGTCACCGGCCAGTCCTACTACGGAGGTTGAGCGTGGAGGTCACCGTCTACACCCGTCCCGGGTGCCAGCCCTGTCGAGCATCCAAGCGAAAGCTCGATTCGCTTGGAGTGGAGTACACGGAGGTGGACATCCTCCAGGACCCCGAGTCCCGGGACTACATCCTCTCCCTCGGCCACAAGGCGGCGCCCGTGGTGACCGTCTTCACCGGCAGCGCGGGACTGCACCACTGGTCCGGCTACAAGCCGGAGAGGCTAGAGGCCCTGGCCCACACGGACTGACGCAGGACAAGACGAAGCCCCCACCCATCGCGGGTGGGGGCTTCTGTCGTTGGTGCTGTCAGGCGTAGAGGAAGACGGGGTCGCTCTCCTCGTACTTGGTGTACCCCAGGAACTCCTCGCGCTCGTCGCGGTCGCGCACCAGGTGCGGCGCGAGCCAGTTGACGAACTGCTGGATCTCACCGTTGTAGTTCTTCAGGGAGCTGCGCACGGAGAGGAAGTACGTGGGCCCAGGGCCGTTGACGATGAGCGCCGTCTCGAAGTGGTAGCCATGCGGGAAGTACCAGGACTCCCCGAACAGGACCGGCTCCAGGTCTCGGGACAGGCCGTGTGCGTAGCGCTGCACCTTCGCTGTCGTCAGGATCTCGTATGCCTCCCGGTCGATCTCCGCCCGGATGAACACCTCGGTGTACATGCCCATGTCAGTCCTCCGTCTTCTCCACGTAGCCCTCGGACAGCACCTCGGCGACGTCGTCCTGGAGCGCGGACCACGACCGCCAGTCCAGCAGAACGATCGGCCGCCCTGCCCAGGGGCGCTTGCTGGTGGAGCCGGTGCGCACGTACTCCGCCCCGTCCTTCAGCCGCACCACCGCACCCAGGCCCTTGGGCTCGGGGATCTCGCGGCGGATGAGTTCGATGGTGACGATGTGACTGCCGCTGGTGAGCCAGGCGCCGTGGTGGCTCGGGGCCTCCGCGTAGTTGTGGCCCCCCGGGCCGGGGTACAGCCCCGCCACGTCGATCTCGGTGGTCAGGATGGTGCCGTGGTCGTACGTCCGCGTGACCTTGATGCGGTCACCCACGCGCACGTCTTCTGCGTTGATGATGGTGCTCACTTCACGTCCTCCTCGATGGTCAGGCTGGGCAGGCGGGAGATTTCGTACCAGTCGTACCGGCACCCGCCAGTGTCGAGCCACGGCCCGTCGATGTCGGGTCCCACCCGCACCGCACGCTCCGTCTGGCCGCCCCAAGCCGTCCACGACACCCGCGAGCCGAAGCCCTGAGGCTCAGCCGGGGCCGGGGCGGGGATCTTCTTGATGGTGCGGGTGCGGTCCGACATGTTGAGGGACAGGTAGTAGTAGGTCGTCTCGACGCCCTGGCCGTCGAGCGCCACCACCTTCCCGGTGTAGGTCGCGCCCTCGCCGTCACCGAACGCCTCCGTCACCTCGATCCAGTCGCCGACCTTGATGTCGCCGGTCTCGTTCACGTCATGCCTCCTTGATGGGCGTGAAGGTCAGGCCCCACGCGGTAGTAGGTGCGGGCTTGCAGCCCGGGTGGGCGAGGTAGGTGGTGCCCAGGATCTGCTGTCGTCCCACGTCACACAGTAGCAGACGTGATGTGCGCCCGCAAGCGGGGCACTTGCTGGTCATCTCCCACGCCGCCGGAGAGTCCGGCTGGTGGTGCTGCTCGTGCGATGGGTGCTCGCACGGGAGGGTCACCTCCCAGTCCAGGAGCTGAAGCACCTCCAGTGCGTCCATCACGTCAGTGCTCATCGCACCTCCGGAATGGGGTCGTAGGTGAGGGACCAGAGGTCGGCGGGCGAGTGGGCGCGGCACCCCGTGAGGCCGGTGTCCTTGATGTCAGACAGCGAGCGCATGAACTGACGCTTGCGCTCGCAGACCAGGAGCGTGTCCCTCTGTCCGCAGGCAGGGCACACGGACCGCTGCACCCACCTTGCGCCCTCGCGGCAATCGGTGTGCCCCGTGCCGTGCGCCTTGGCCTCGCAGGGCAGCTCGGGCACGAAGTCCAGCAGCTCGATGGTGGACGTGTCGACGTCCAGTGCGGCGCTCACGGGATGCGCCAGGAGCCGTCGTCGGCGCGGCCTGGGTGTGTCGGGGCGGCGAGCACGACGCCCACGTAGGCGTCCTCGATGGGGAAGCGCTGCGGGATCACCGTCGACCAGAACTCGGCCGTCCCGTTGCGGATGACCGCCCACGAGTCGGCCTCGGACCAGCCGTCGTCCGGGTTGTGGTCCGGGTGAACCACCCGCACCACCTGGGGCCGCACGTCGCTCATGCGCACGATGCGGTCGTGGCGGGACCTGGGGACGAGGCGGAAGCGGCGGGGGTGCCAACCCCCCGTGCCATCTCCGAGGTCTACCCAGTGGACCCCAGCCTCCCCATCCCACCGAAGGGCCGTCACAACGTCCGACCCCGCGGCCCCCCGACGCGGATGGGTGGGCGCATCGGAGGGTAGGCGGGCTCCTGCCTCAACCAGGACCAGGTCCCTTCCGTCGACCCACTCCACCAGGTCGCCCACGTGCAGCGGGGTGCCGTCGATGTCGACGGGGCGGGTCATGATGCCTCCTCGATGTGGCAGACGGGGGGATACCCGCACTGACTGGAGAACTCCAGCCGTGTGCCCTCGGGGCTCTCCCGAGTGACCGCAACCCGCATCGCCGTGCAGTACGGACCGTCCCCCTCGAACGGGTGTTCGATGTGCGGATCGTTCACGGCTCGACCTCCACGGTGACCTTGCCCGTGGCGAGCACGTAGGTAGCGATCTGCTCGAACGTGCTGCCGTCCAGGGCGCGCATGAGGGCCGCCAGCGCCTCCACCTGCGCCGGGTCGGGCTCGGGCTTCTCGGCCGCACGCCGGGCACGCTCGGCACGGACGGCGGCGTACGCGCCCAGCAGATCCGCCTCCATCCTGTCGATGTCCTCGTTGCCCCACATGAGCCAGCGGCCCCGGCTGTCGATCCACGACTTCCCCTCCGCGTTCCACGTCACCTCGGGCAGGTCGGACGCGCGGACGATGACCTCGTCGGCGGGGTCGGGGAGCGGGTCCAGTGCGGACGGGAGTACCCACAGCGGGCCGGGCTTGCCGTCGCGGACAAGGATCTCGCCGTCCTGGTCGAGGTCGGTCCGCGCGATCTCGACGACCGCGCCGACCGGCAACGGCGCGCCCTTGCGCGTGGGCCCCTGGTCCCGGTCGGACACGACCGCCCGGTCACCCGACTGGAACGTGTGCGCGCTCATGCCGCACCACCCTTACGGGCGAGGGCGCGGCGGATGAACCGGGCCTGCTTGCTCGGCCGCTTGGCCGGGAGCTGACCGGTCCACTCGGCCACGAAGTGCCGGTTCTCGTTCTCGCGCTTCTCCTGCGCGATGCGGTTGTCCACGTGGCGGGTCACCGCGCGGTTGAAGCTGCGGGCCATGGCCTGCTTGCGCTTCTCGTTCGCGGGGCGCTTGCTGTTTCCCTGGTTCGCCATGATGGCACGTCCTCTCGGTCACGTGTCGCTACCTGCGACGCGCCCGGCGGTGGAGTCGAACCACCGTGACTACCCGTCCCGGGCGGCCCGCTCTGTCTGCGCGGGCCTAGGTGTCATTGTACATGCTGGGTCTGGCGCGTCACACCTCCTTCAGCTTGCGCTCGTGAGCCTTCAGGGCCTTGGCGTCCTCGCGCGCCTGCCGGGCGCGCTTGATGGCGGCCTCCCGGTTGTGCACCTCCGTCCAGTCGATCCCGATCACGCGCTCGATCTGCCGGGTGCCGTCCCAGCGCTGGTAGAGCACCGGGATGTCCGGGTAGAGGAGGTGAAGGGCCTCGGCCCGCTGGAGGTCGGCGCGCTCACGCGCGCGGCGGAAGTTGTTCTCGTGCGTGTTCGACAGCTCGCCGAACTCCAGGGACTTGGCCCGCTCCTCCCGCATGAGCCGCTTGTGCGTGCTCTTCCTCATGAACATCTGTCACACCTTCCATCGTCGTTACGGATGTTGCGCGCCCCGCCCCGGTCGTGAACCGGTCATCGCCCTAGCGGCGATCAGCGGGGCCCTTCCTCGCCACGGTGGGGCGGTGTCGTCTGCACGCCCGTCGTGGGGAGCTGGTCAGTCGTCGGAGATGGTGAACGTGCGGACGACGCGCTTCTGCCGGTCGGGGCTGGTCGACACCAGGCGGGTGACGATGTAGCCCACGGGGGTGTAGGAACGCTGCGCGGACTCGCTACCCCCCAGGCGCCGGAAGTAGGACAGCGTCTCGGCGTTGGTCATGTTCTTGTGGAGCAGCTCGCCCCACATCTTCGGGTCGTCCCCGGCGTCGCGGCGGTCCCACGGCATCGTGGTGAAGCCGACCGTGTCGGGGTGCGTCTTCCACGACTTGCCGGAGCGGGTGCGGCTGTACTCGTGCTTCGTCACGGTGAGCGTGCGCATGGCGTCCGCCCTTTCGGTTCGATTGGTTTGATGTTGTCTAGCGTAGGGCCTGCGGGCCGGTCTGTCAACATGCCGCCCTAGCGGCAATCGGTGTGCTCAGCTCGCCGCACGGAGGGCCAGAGCCATGGTGTCCCGGATGGCGCGGTCGTGGTTGGTGACCACGGGGGTCGGGTCGGCCCAGCTCTCGGCGGGCGGGTAGTGCACGTGCGTCGGCACGGGGCCGATCGGGTGCGCACCGATCAGGTTGCGCAGGTAGGCGTGCGTGGTGTCCGTCGTGGTGCCCTCGCGGGGGTCGAGCCACGTCATCGGGTCGCACATGGGTCCGGTCCTCTCAAATAATAAGGAAGATGGTGCGTGCCCACTGCACGCCTGCAGCCGCGTTGCGGGGGAGGACCGGACCGGTCAGGCGTGCGTGGCGACCTCGGGTGATCGTGGCGTGCCGCTCTCGCAGGTAGCCCACGACGCTGGACAGGCTGGCGTCGGGCAAGGCGCCCAGCGCCTCAACGGCGGCGACGTACTCCTGCGTGCCGTGCACGTACGGCAGGGCGTGCTTCCCGGGCATGGTTCCTCCTAGGTGTGCTGGGTCGGTGTGCGTGCGCTAGGCGGTAGCGAGCCGCGTCACCCCTACGGGTGCTAGCGCGGGTGGTGGGTCAGACGTAGCGGCCGTGCACTGGGCGCGGGCCGGTGACGATGGCGGGCTGGAGGGTGTCGTAGAAGGTGGAGCCCGACCCGTAGAGGAGCGCGATCTCCCAGGATGCCAACGGCTCGGTGACATCCACCGCGGTCTGCGTGCGGTCGTGCTGGCGGACGATCTGCCAGAAGGTGTCGACGTCCACGATGGCGGAGTACAGGAAGGCGCCCGGGCCCAGGGTACCCACGCCGATCGTCGCGTCGGCGATGGCGTCGATGTCGAAGTCGTCCAGGTCCTGCCCGCAGGCGATCAGCGGGTCAATCACGAGTGCCTGGCGGGCCTCGCTGTAGGTGTCGAAGGTGTCCATGGTCGTGCCTTCCTCGCGTGTGTGGTAGGTCTGTGCGTGCCCTGGCGCCCGGTCTGTGAGGGGCGTGTGTGCTGCCAGGGCTGGTGGTGCTAGTGGGCGGTGTTGACGACGCTATAAACGCGGGCCGTGACGTGGTAGCCGCCGCCGCGACGGTAGTGCGAGGTGCCGATGTACTGGTGCAGGGCGTAGTTGTCGGGCATGTGGGCGGCGAGGAACGCACGGGCCGCCGCACGGTTGGTCATGTGGTGCTCACCGGGGTTGGTCTCGACCTCGACCACGATGTACTCACCCGTGCCGTCCTCGTCAAGGATCGTGTGGAACGTGTCGTGTGCGATCACCTTGGACATCATCGTTCTCCTTCTCACAGGTCTTGGTCTGCTGTGCAACGCGCTCACCCTACGCTGTGCAGGGGGAGCACGCAACGCGTCAGCGCTTGCGGTCCAGGCGGAAGCCCTCAGGGCGAACGCCGTAGCGGGACATGTCGCGGGTGTCCTCGTCGTCCAGCATGGCACTCAGGCTGTCGTCGTGGTGGTCGAAGAGGTTGAGCACCCACAAGGTGACACCGGCCAGCAGGACGGGGGCACCAGCGGCCACCAGGACCCATCCGGCGATCGTGTCCAGCATCAGGACCACCGCCCGACGATGTCCAGGACCTCCACCAGCCCCCGCACGTGATACATCTCGTCCGGCTCGCCCATCTCGACCCACTCGCGCTTGCCGTAGACGCCGATCGTGAACGCGTTGTCGGGGTCGTCGCACTCGGTCACGACGGCCACGGTGATGTACTCGTCGCGCGTCACCTCCACCAGCGGGACGCCGTTGCCGTCGTCACCCTGAACCGGCAGGCCCAGCACGACGGCCACGTCGTGCAGGGTCGGACCGACGCCGTTCAGGTGCTCACGGCAGACCGTCACCCACGGGCCGTTGTCCTGGCGGATCTCGTCCACGGCCGGGGCGTCGCAGTACTCGCAGGTGCCCATCGTCGTGCTCCCATCGTGCGTGGTGGTGGTGCGGAGTGCCCGAGAGGGGAGTCGGACCCCTCATCTGCGCCGAACCCCGGCAGGCCCTGTGTCGTGCTGATGGGTCAATCATGCACCCACCGTCGGGCCGGTGTCAAACGGCACGAGCGGGTGAAAAGCTGGCGGGGTGAATGGGCTGGTCAACGACGTGCGGCCCGAAAGAGACGCGCGTCGGTGCTACTGCGTACTGCGCACTACTGACGCCGAAGGCGGGAGGCAAGCTGGTTGCCTATCCACCATGGGGCGCCGATGGACAACCCCTCAGGGTTGGACAGTCGGCCAACTTCACCTCAGATCCATGCATACGCATGGACCGTTAGTGAGCCTGGCTCAGTACCTGGTGGAGAGGGGTCAGGCTGGCCCACCACGGGCCATGCCTGACTACACCTGGAGTCAGACCGTCCCTGGTCAGGGCTACGGCCCTGCCCAACCGCGCGCGCCCACGCGCGCTGGTGAGCTTGACCCGGGGGTTGTTTAACCACGGAGTCAGTAGGTAGTGGGTACTGTCCACCTGAGTGTCCAGTCCCCCCTCCCCCTGCCTCCTAGATGTGATCTACGTCACGCCCTCCGGGCGTTTGCCCAGGTCAGAGGCTTGCGGCCTCTGACAGGGTGTCCACATCGTGGACACGTGTCACAGTTCTCGAAAGCGTTCGTGGTAGTTATAGAGTGAGGGGAGGAGCGACAGCGACGACCCGAACGACACCGGGGTCTGACCCTAGGGGGGTCAGCCCCCACCAAGGGGGATGACCCCACCAGTCACTCCCTAGGGGTCGTTCCTGGTGGTACTACTCTAGGACGCGCGCGCGAGCGCGGGGACCTTCTCGCCGTCGGCTCTCGGCCGCCGTCTCGCCCCCCCGGGGGCGCCCCCTGGGGCGACCCCCTGGTCCATGTACGTGAAAGCTTCAGATTTTCAATCGGGCGGCCTTCGGGCCGCCCTTGTCGTAGGGGGTGTTCCTTGGCTGAGAAGATCCCGGTTGATCTCGCCAAGGATCGCGTCGTCGCCGCCATCTCGGGCGGCGCCTCCGTCGCCCAGGCCGTGGCGGCTGTCGGCCGCCAGGTCAAGACGTACGAGATGTGGAGAAGGGACGACAAGGGCTTCGCCGCCAATGTCGATGCCGCACGCGCCAAGCTCGCTGCCGCACGCGAGCGTGGCGAGACCGGAGAAGTCACCGTAGGTCGCCGGGACATTCCTTTCGCCGAGTGGCGCAAGGAGTACCTGGACTTCGACACCTACCCGCACATGACCCAGTGGATCGACGTCATCGAGGGCCGCGACCCCGTGCCGCTCGCCGGGTGCGAGTGGCGCCCGTCGCTGAACCGTCGTCGGCTCGTCATCAACGTGCCTCCGTTCCACGCCAAGAGCCAGACCATCACCGTCGACTACGTGACGTACCGGATCTGCATGGACCCCAACGTCCGCGTCATCATCGTCTCCAAGCGCAAGGAGTCGGCGGGCAAGTTCCTCTACCAGATCAAGCAGCGCCTCACCTCGACCCAGTTCCTGAAGCTCCAGGCCGCCTACGCCCCCGAGGGGGGCTTCAAGCCTGCTGCCGGTGAGGGCAGCTTCTCCCAGTCGGTCATGTACGTCAACGGCCGCACGGCCGACCACAAGGACCCCACCGTCGAGGTGCTGGGTCTGGGCGGCCAGATCTACGGCTCCCGCGCTGACCTCATCATCCTGGACGACTGCGTCGTCGGCACCAACGCCAACGAGTACGAGAAGCAGATCTACTGGCTGGAGTCCGAGGTCGAGTCCCGCGTCAAGAACGGGTCGATCATCCTGGTCGGCACGCGCCTGGCGACGCAGGACATGTACTCCGCCCTCCTGGAGGGCGAGCGGTACCTGTCCGGCCGCTCCCCCTGGTCCTACCTGCGTCAGCCGATGGTGCGCGAGTTCGCCGATGACCCGGAGGACTGGAAGACGCTGTGGCCCCGCACGTCGTCCCCCTCGGACGCCGGGGACGAGCAGGCCGAGGACGGCACCTACCCCATGTGGGACGGTCCGGCCTGCGCCCGCATCCGTGACGCCAAGCCGCCTGCCATCTGGTCGCTGGTCTACCAGCAGATGCAGACCTCCGCCGACGCCGTCTTCAAGCCGCTGTGCGTCAACTCCTCCGTCGGCCGCCGCCGCAAGGCGGGGCCGCTCACCGCTGGAGCCTGGGGCCACCCGGCCCAGGGCGGGCAGGGCATGTACACGATCGCCTCGATGGACCCGGCCGTGTCCGGGGACACCTTCGTGGTGGTGGGCAAGGTGGACCGCACCGAGCGTCGCCGCTACATCGAGAACTGCTTCGTCCAGACCAACCCCTCGCCCACCTGGATCAGGGACGCCATCAAGCGCGTCTCGGTCGAGTACGGCGTCAACGAGTGGGTCATCGAGGAGCAGGGCTTCCAGGGCTTCCTGGTCCACGACCCGGAGATCCGTGACTTCCTCGCCTCGCGGGGCATCCGCATCTCGGGGCACTACACCGGCCGGAACAAGTCCGACCCCGACTTCGGTGTGGCGAGCCTGGAGGGCCTGTTCGGCACCGTCCGTCGCATCAACGACGGAGCGGGCCGCGAGGTCCACAACGGCGACAACCTGATCGAGCTGCCCGACCCGGACACCTCCCAGGGCGTCAAGGCCCTGATCGAGCAGCTCCTGACCTGGGTCCCCGGCGTGCGCGGGTCCAAGCTCCGCATGGACGGGCCGATGGCCCTGTGGTTCTGGGAGCTGCGAGCCCGCATCGTCCTGGGGTACGACTCCACCGCACCGGCCACCACGCACATGGCCCTGCCGTTCCTGTCTCGTGGTGCCGCCAAGCGGCGCACCACCGCCCCCTACGGGGGCCTGTTCCGCCGAATGGGGTGAGCCATGTCGATCGAGACGATCACGCGCCGTGTGGACGCGCTGAAGCGCCGCAACGCACTGCGTGACGCCAGGGCCGCCCAGGTCCGCGAGGTGCGCCACGGCAACTTCGACGCCGTGGCCCCGGACCTGTTCAGCGACGAGTGGCCCCGGCCCGTGGTCGCCAACCGGATCGACGTCATGGCCCGGCATGCGAGTGCCGCGCTGTCGCCGATGCCGAACTTCTCGTGCCAGTCGATCACCTCCACGTCCGACCGGGCCCGCGAGTTCGCGGACCGCCGGACCAAGATCGCCAACCACTACCTGAAGCACTCGCGGGTCCAGGACCAGATGCAGTCCGGGGCGGACCAGTACTACACCTACGGGCTGATCGTCACGTCCGTGGAGCCCCCGGCCCCCGACGACCCGGAGAAGTTCCCGCTCATCCTCATCGAGGACTCGATCGGGGTGTACCCCGCGTGGGACCGCCGTGGGCGGACCATCGAGGTGGCGCACGTCTTCAAGCGCTCCGTCATGGAGCTGTGCGCCGAGTACCCCGAGTGGGAGCGTCGGCTCCAGGTCAAGTACTCCGACTCCTTCCACCGCCTGCCGGAGGACAAGGAGGTCGAGGTCGTCAAGTACGTCTCGGCCACCCGGGTCGTGGTGTACATGCCGGACATGGGCGACGAGCCCCTGCTGGACTCGCCGAACCCGCTGGGCCGCTGCACCTACGTGTGCACGCAGAAGCCCGGCCTGGACGCCGAGATCCGTGGCGCGTTCGACGACCTGATCTGGGTGCAGCTCGCGCTGCACGCCATGCAGACCTACACCCTGGCCGCCGCCGCCGAGGCGGTGCAGGCACCGCTCGCCGTCCCCAACGACGTGCACGACGTGCCCACCGGTCCGGGTGCGGTGATCCACTCCGCCAACCCGGAGCAGATCCGCCGCGTCTCGCTCGACGTCCCGCAGGGCGCGTTCGCCGCCTCCGCCTACCTGGCTGAGGAGCTGAACCAGGGGGCCATCACCCCCGAGGCGCTGGGTGGCTCGATCGACGCCAGCGTGGTCACCGGCAAGGGTGTCCAGCAGCTCATGGCTGGCTACTCCCAGCAGATCGCCAACGCCCAGCAGTCGCTGGTCGGGCACTGGGAGCAGGTCGTCTCGCTGTGCTTCGAGATGGACCAGAAGTTCTGGCCCGACGAGGACAAGCGCATCCGGGGCCGGTCGAACGAGACCCCGTACGACTTCAAGTACCGCCCCTCGCGGGACATCGACAACGACTTCACCGTGGACGTCCAGTACGGCGGCATCGCCGGGCTGGACCCCAACCGTGGGCTCATCTTCCTGCTCCAGGGCCTCGGCGCCGACCTGTTCTCCAAGGACTACGTCCGCCGGAACCTCCCCTCGGGGATGGACCCGAAGGACGAGGAGAACAAGATCATCGTCGAGAAGCTGCGCGCCTCCCTCATGGAGTCGCTGTCAGCCTGGGTGCAGTCCCTGCCCGCCATGGCGGCGCAGGGTCAGGACCCCTCGGCGGTCGTGACCGGCGTGCTCCAGGTGCTCGACGACGTCCAGAAGGGCAAGTCGCTGGAGTCGTCCATGCGCAAGGTGTTCCCCGAGCCGGAGCCCGAGCCTGCCGCCCAGATGGACCCGGCGATGGCTGCCGCTGCCGGTGGCACCCCTGAGGGCTTCGGTCCGGACGGACTCCCCACGGGCCTCACGCCCGGCGTCGCCTCGCGCGGCCCGGGTGGGCGCCCCGACATGGCGATGCTGTTCGCTGGCATGACCAGTGGCGGCAACCCGAACCTTCAGGCCGGTGTCAGCCGGATGCTCCCAGCAGGCGGAGGTGCATGATGTGGGACGACGAGGACGAGCAGGACGTCGATACCGTCGAGATCGAGGCGGCGGCGCTGCACTGGACCGACGGGCCGATCATCGCCCTGGAGGCCGCCTCTGCGGTCGCGGCCGTGTTCGCCTTCTCCCTGGAGCGGATGTCGCAGATGCTCCAGATGCACTACCTGCACTCGCGCCAGGCTCGTGAGTCCAAGCAGGCCGAGCGCGACATGCGCCGCGCCCTGGCCGGGCTGACGGCGGAGCGGTGATGTACACGGCCTGGCTGCTGTCCTGGATCGCGCCTGACACGGGGGGACTTCGCCCCGATCGACGACGCCATCGAGCACACCCCGGGCGAGGGGTGCATCTGCGGCCCGGCTCGCATCGAGCCGACCGAGCTCCAGCCCGAGCTGATCTTCCGGCACTACCGACTGGACCGCAAGGGAGTCTGATGTCGTACTACCTGGCCCCGGCGCTGGTCGCGCTACGAGCGCAGATCAACGCGACGTACCCCGGCCGGGATCGGACCTCGGACGGCTGGATCGGCGACACCTCGCACGCCGCCCGCAAGTCGGACCACAACCCCGACTGGGCGGCGGGCGGGATCGTCCGCGCCATCGACGTCGACGAGGATGGCATCCCTGCCGCCAGCCTGGTCTCCGCCATCATCGCGGACCCGCGCGTTGCCTACGTGATCTACGAGGGCCGCATCTGGGAGAACCCCTCGGCCTTCCCGGGCCGGGGCTACTGGCGGCCGTACTCGGGGATCAACCCGCACAACCACCACTTCCACGTGTCGGTCCGACGCGGGGGCCTGTGGGACGCCAGCACGCGACCCTGGTCGCTCCACGCTGGCCCGACCATCCCGGTCGGCAACCCGGTCCTGACACCCGCGCCGCTGCCGACGGTGTCGGTCCGCCCCCTGCCTACCCCGATCTCCCGGAAGGGGAGGAAGATGTTCGTCCTGAGCCAGAAGTCGCGCGGCATCCGCGTCGTCGCCCCGGGCCTGAAGCGCACGCTGACGGGCGAGGAGTGGAAGATCTTCCGCGAGAAGGTCCCTGCCGGGGACTACACCCTCATCGAGCTGGGCGCGAACGCCGTGGGCGTGCGCGAGTTCGACGTCCTGTCGGCCACGCTGTCCGGCCTGAACTGATCGAGGAGCCCTGATGTCTGAGAGTTGGGGAGGGGCACGTACCCCATCCGCCCCGGCCGTGGTGTCGGGGCCGGGCGCGATGAGCGCCCGCACTGACGGCGGGGTCATGAACCCCGCTGAGCCTGAGTACGGAGAGCGCCAAGCGCTGGAGAACCTGACCTCCGCAGCGCCGACGGCCTCTGGAGCATCCGCCTCCGCCGGGGTCGGCTCGCCCGTGGACATGCTGGCCGGAATCACCCCCCTCGGTGCCGGTACCCAGATGCCCGACGAGCCGATCACGGCAGGCGCCGCTCGCGGCGCAGGGCCGGGCGTGGAGGCCCTGGGCCTGCCGACCGACCAGGTCGGCCTCAACAAGGCTGACGCCAAGGCGATCCCGCCCGGCCAGAAGCAGGCGCTGATCGCAGCGGCTGGACGCGCCGATGCCACCCCTTCCTTCCGGAAGATGGTCAGGCAGGTGCTCGCTTCCTCGTAAGGAGATGTGGTGACGTTCTACAACCGTGCCGGAGTGGCGTTCGCTGAGGGTGCCCCCCTCGGGGCGGCCGTGGACATCGCCAAGTCGACCCCCGACGAGGGCTCCGCCCGCGTGGCGGGCCGGGCCTTCGGGGTCCAGGCCCCCAACGCCTTCGGCGTGACGCAGGCTCAGGTCTACGCGGGCACGGAGACGGGCGACGCGGACCTGTTCGGTGGCAACGCCTGGCAGGAGCCCGCCAACGACTTCCTCCAGAAGAAGGTCGTGCAGCCCATCGGCTCGGGCGTCTCCACCGCAATGCGCTGGGTGGGCAAGCCCGCCGAGCTGGCATCGGACTACGTCGAGACGAACGTCCGCTACCTGACGGGCTCGATCAAGGACGCTGCCGACGAGCGCGGCGTCCTCGGTGCGATCGACGAGGCCGGGCGCCTGTTCTCCCCCGGGGCCGGGGGCCTCCCCTCGTTCTTCACGCAGGCGTTCCTGACGCCCGAGTGGACCCAGGAGTGGGCCAACGCCCAGGCCGCCGAGTCGTCCCCGGCGCAGACCATGTGGGAGGCCATCCGCTCGTTCGACGAGTCGGAGCCCTTCGCTCTGCTCGACGACGAGACCCGCCGGGAGGAGCGCCAGGAGTACTTCTCGTCCGGCGCCGCCCGCTGGGTGACCGGCACGGTCGACGCTGGCTACGCCCTCTTCAACGACCCGCTGGTCGTGGCCGGTAGCGGCGTGTCCGCCGTCCGCAAGGCCGCGAACGCCATCAAGGTCACGGACGTGGCCGCCGCAGCTCGCGGCGCCGACAACCTGACCGTCGGCGGCCGACGCATCCGCTCCACCGTGGACCGTGTGGTTGACGCCTCGGAGACCATTCGGGCGAACTCCGCCGTCACAGGGGGCGGCTACGCCG